GGTAAAGAACGACCGATCACTGCTATTGCTACTAAGAGGTTGCAAGATTTATATAATGCAGGTGCGCTGCATAAATCATATTTTTATATTTTTACTGGACTCAACGATCAAATTATTAATTTAGATATCTCACTTGATAATGCAGTAACTATATTACTACCACCTAGCGGTGGCACAGCTGGTGAGTTTTCGGTAACATCAGCGCCTGCAAGATCCAACAGTGAAGCCCGAAATAGAGATTTATCATTGATTCCAGAACTACAGGCGGCACAAACTGCACGAAATAAAAAATCATTAGTAGATATTTTCAACAAGATAAGAGGACTTGGTTCAGAAATTGGAGATAGAGTTGACGGCATTGCGCGAACCATTGACAGATCCCCAGCCGAAATTGCAGGCATTTTAAATGATGCAACCGGAACATCGGTGAGAACTTTAGTAGATTCGTTAGCAGCAACAGAAGCTCAGCGATTAGTAAGAGCACTAGAAACTAGTGAGGGAGGTGATCCTGCTGCTACTCCGACAACAGCACCGCTAGTAAATGTTACTAATTCGGGCAGCTATGCACCTGAAGTAAGTGGGTTTTTGTACTCCGAGGATATTGTACAGCCAGGTAGATTTACTACAGAAGAAATCGAAGCCGCTGGGCTAAATGTATTAGACACAAATGTCCCCACAGGAGCAGGCGGCGCAACGCCACAAACCAGAAGTGTTAACAGTCCGCTCAGCGGGATGACTAGTACTGGTCCGTCCAGTGTGTTAATGGGTTATGTTTATAGAACGAGATCTGAAGGCGACCATTTTTTACTTAACATAGATTTAAGTCTTCGAGGTGATCCTTACTGGTTAACTTCGTTGGCTGATGGAAAATTTGAATATGGTAAAAGTAGTCCTGATAAAACAGTATACCCTAATAAGACAACCTATTATTTTTTATTAACTATCGGCACACCAACTCAATACGATTACAATATAAGTGATGAAGATGAAAACTCAGGATATTGGAGCGATGGTAGAACCAGCGGATATTTTAGTGGGCTATATATGCCACTTAAGTGGAAAAATAAATTCAGCAACGGGGTATATACAACTGAAATTCAGGCAGTAAAAGAACATAGTGTTCCACTGCAATGGATTAAACGAGTTCCACCGGGCACGACACCTCCTGCATGGGACGATTATTTCACTGCCGAAGAAGAAAATGACTTTCTTAACCAAGCGGCATCGGCTCGCGAAACTGCTAGTGGCGACGGCACAAATGATCCTACAACAGGACCTATACCACTTGAAGATTTACCTGCACTTCAGTTAGGCGGAGAAAAGAGTCAACAAGCTAAGGCTCAAGCTGAAGCATTCTTAGGTAGATCCATAACACCTAGAGAGTGGGAATTATTAGTTAGGGCAACAGTTGGCGAAAGTGGCGGCGGAGGCGGAGGCGCCGAAGACGCAAATATCGCAGCAGTTATATTAAACAGAGCAAGACTTAACTCTGGCGGCCGCGGCACTGGTATCGAAGACCAACTATATGCAAGAAATGCATTCCAAGCTGTAACTGGAACAAGCGCAAACGGGCGTCAACCAAGTGAAGGTTTTACAAATCCAAGTCAGCAACAGATAGCCAGGGTAACAAACAATATCTTATCACAGTTGTCTGGTGCAAATAACACATGGTTAAACTTTACAGCATATGATGTTCGTGCATATGGCCCGGGAACAAATATCGAGTTTAGAAACAGAGCCCTACGAACTCCGGGGCATCGAGTAGTAGGGAACCGCGGCGAGCGCGGCGGAACAATATTTTTTACAGATACAGGCGGTTAATAAATGTCAACTAGATCAAATCCAATTATCGCTACAAAAAAGAATGACCAGCTAGCAGAACAGCTAGAGACTAACCCTCTTTACGGTATATATCAAGGCGAAGTTACTAGGACGGATGATACTAGCCGTACCGGCACAATACAAGTTTTTATTCCAGCGTTAGCTAAGGACAAAACTGATCCACATGGTTATAGGGAATGTACATGGGTTAGTCCGTTTGCAGGTTCTACACCAGTAGCAGCGATTCCAGTAAATCCTGATGTAGAACGCTACGAACAAACACAGAAAAGTTATGGCATGTGGATGGTACCCCCAGATGTTGGTAATATAGTTTTAGTGGCATTTGGCGATGGCAAAAAGAAACATCCTTATATCATAGGGTGTGTTTTTCCTGATAGATTTAATCACATGGTTCCAGGCATGCCCGGCGCACTTACCTACGGTGAAGGCAAACTACAGGTCCCGGTTGCTGAAAAAAATAAAAAAGAAGCACGAATAGATCATAACAGTAATGAAGTTCGCCGTCCGATTGCACCATATCTTGCTGAAGGTATCGTAACACAAGGTTTGATTAACGACCCGTTACGTGGCGCAGGTAGTGCAGGTGCGAGACGTGAAAGCCCTAGTCAAGTATTTGGTATACTAACACCTGGGCCGCTAAAACCTGGAAGTAGTTCTACAACTACGCCACTTAATGCACACCGAATGGGCGGCCATCAATTTATTATGGATGACAATCCTGGTAGTAGTATGATTCGTTTACGCACCGGTGGTGGCACACAGTTAATGCTAGACGATACCACCGGTTCAATTTACATGATTAATAAATCAGGCACAGCCTGGTTTGAGATGGACCGATTGGGGAATATAAATTTTTACGGACAAGGTTCGATGAACATCCGCAGCAAAGGGAATCTAAATCTACGTGCAGATAAGAATATTAACATCGAAGCAGGTAATGATGTAAACATTAAAGCAGCGGGCGACAACGTTGGTGAGGAATACTTGGGTACTAATCCTGCAAATATTAAAGGAGGTCCTCCTAAAGGTACTGGCGGCGCCATTAGATTAGATGCTGCTGCTGATATTCAACAATTTGCTGCTCTTAACTATGGTGTTACTGCTGCTGGTGGCGATGTTAACGTAAACGCAGGCGGCGATATGGCGTTTCAGTCTAGCGGATTTTGGGGTATAAGTCTAGGCGCAGAAATCGGTCCGATTGCGATGGAAGCTAAAGCATCTGGTATATCTGTATTTGGTTCTGCTGGCATAGGGTTAACTTCTCCGGGGGAGGTTGGTATAGTTGGTACATCAGCAGTTAAGTTAAATAGTGGTCCTGGATTTACATCTGTTGCGTGGCCAGCAATTGGCCCGGGCCCAATTGGATTAAATGAACATAAAGACCAGCCAGCCGCGGCACCAGAATTTGATATGGATGCTGCCTTAAGAGGTGAAAATGCTATTAAAAATAATGGTAATCGTTCAGGTAAAGCTGATACTATCAAAAGTATCGTAACATGCCTAGTTACTGCTGAACCATACTCCGGGCACTATCAGGGTGCTGTTATTCTAAAAGAAGATCCTACTGCACAGGGTGCAGACGAATCTGTCACAGCAGACTTCCCACCTGCCTCGGCCGATGCAACTGGTTTACCAAGTGACGCACAAACTCCGGGCGCCTCATATGCAGGCGTCGGATATAATGACGCCAACGGAAACCCAGTATCACAATCATCTGACTCACCTTCGGCAAGAGCAAGGGCCGGGGTGGAATCCGCAACAACTAGAGCACAGGGCGCAACAGGGTCTGCTAGTAGGGTACTAAATGACGCTGCTTCAAGAGCTAGTGCAGAACTTGCAAATTTGCAAAATTCTATTCCGACATATGCAGATGTTCGAAATGCTGTTAATGATTTTAGTAGCGCATTAGAAAAAAAGATAGATGAAGTGATGAACCAAAGCGCATTTGCTGCGGCTATTAGAGCACAACTACCACTTGTTAGATTTCCTACCATTAATGCGTTACAGCAACAAGTACTAGCATCGATGAAACAGTTAAAAGAACTAGAAGCACAATTGAGACAATTTAGTTTAGACAGATTTGGTCTTCCGATCGATTTAAACATTCCTGCTATTCGAGATATGCAAAATCAAATTAATGGTGTTATGGCACAAGCCAGAGACGGGTTAGACGCTGTTAATAGGTTAAAAGAATTGGGTATTGAAGTTGTAAACGATGCAGGTAGTTTAATTTATCGAGATTCGCTGGGTAACACACTAGTAGATTTTAGAAATGGCGTCGGCCCAGTGGCTAGTTCACTCGCCATTCAAAGTGAAATGGCAAGAACATACAACAACATTAAAAATTCTATTAGTGTACCACTTAATAATAATCAAGCTCAAGCATTATCAGCTTTTGCTAAAGACATCGGCGAAGAAAATTTTAGAAACAGTAACGTACTACGAGCACTTAACGAAGGCAAATACAACGAAGTGCCTAGACTAATGGCCCAATGGAGTCTCGGACCTACTATTGGTAGTAACGTTCCTACTCCTACTAACCAGCTCGTCTACCGTCAGGATTTTAATGATAAACGATACTTCCAGGGCCAAGTATTCCAAAGTCCAGATAATTTAAATATTGCACCACCAAATGGAACTGCTGACGGCGAGTTGTCGCCTAGACAGATGGGTGACCTTATTAAATCGAGACGTGAAGAATTTAACGCTGCTAATTATGTAGGACCAACTGAATACTTTGCAGGCCCACGCAGATAAAAAAAATGGCAGCATTGCTGCTGCCATTTTAGTTCAAACCGTTGAACTTACTTAGCTGACTTAACTAGCCGCTCCATATCATACAGCTCTTGCGGGACAGTATGATTGTCGTATCGGAAGTTACCGGTAAGATTAATGGTATCAAATATTGCGTACTTCTTTGTTACGCTATCATACAGACCCATTGTAATAAACCGCTTGCGCTGTTCATACATCTTGTAGAAGCGATCGGTCTTATTTTCCTTATTATACGCTTCTGCCTTGGCACAAATTTCATCAAACTTCTGTGCAATTTTTCTCATTGTTGAGATCACTCTTTTTGTTAAGTTGAACATAATGTAGTTATTACTAACTACACCTTACTATACTATTCTACGCTTAAAATGTCAACCGAAACTTTATCGACGACAAATACTTTATTCGTCACGCTCACCCATCATTTGAGATAGTCCTGAGTCGTTACTTAAGTCACCGTCAAAATCACCAATGTCCATAATTGACTTATAGGCACGAGTTGCAGCATATGCAACAATTCCAGTGATACCAAACACAGCAACAAACGCCGCTGTCTTTAGTGCTTGTTCTTTAGATACCTTCTTCAATGTCTTCCCTTTCTGATACAACAAACTCGTCGCCATCTACTGTAACAATTACAGTTGGATGCACACTACTACGAGTATAATCGCGTCCACCATCAATCATGCGTCCGTCTTTTTCAACATAATCATGCCTATAACGACTTACAATAACCTCACCGTCGTTGGTGGGCATACCTGCAATTGGGTCACTGAAAGCACTACTAGCTTCTGTGATATAAACACTGCCAGAGCCTTCACCGCTATACGGATCTGTTTTAATAAACATACCAAAGTAATGGGTATGGCCTTTACTGGTATCTGGATTAGGTTGATAGAACACATCTACAGGGCTGTCATTCCAACCACCGCGACTGTTCTTGGTAGCCCAATAACCCATGTACCTAGCGCCATACTTTTCTTCAATCTTGCGAATACTGTCCTTTTTGAACCAGTAACCATTTTCGGGAATCTTTACAAACATATGCTATGTCCTGATGTTAAACACTAATGTAACTATAACAACCTTTTCGAAATTTGTCAAGACCTATTTTGAGCGGTAATTAAAACAGTATTTAATTTTTTTGATAAATATTGTTATGGCAATATTCAAAGGATTCACTACTTTAGATCGGGTAAAAGCTCCGTTTACTGTAACGGATCAAGAGCTCATCAAACGAGATCTGCTCAACGAATTCTACACTAAAAAAGGCGAGCGAGTGATGCGGCCTAATTTTGGTAGTATTATTTGGGACATTCTTATGGACCCAAATGACGAGACTTTAGTATCGCGTATAAAGGAAGACATAAGACGAATCGTTGCAAAAGAAACAAGAGTAGAGTTACTAGATCTCATAATTTATGTAGCTGATCATGCTATTTCAGCTGAGTTAGTATTAAAGTACTTACCATTTAATAACGCTGAAAGTTTATACTTGCTTTTTGAAAAACAAATCAATGAAGGTATCGAATAATGGCAATAGTTAATAGACAAAATAATTTGTTTGCTGCCGAAGATTGGACAGTGGCATATAAAGCGTATAGTCAAGTAAACTTTCAGGCATACGATTTTGACAGCATTAGAACTGCACTGGTCGAATATGTAAGAACTAATTATCCAGAAAATTTCAATGACTATATCGAAAGCAGTGAGTTCATTGCTATCATCGAAATGCTAGCATACCTTTCGCAGTCATTAGCATTCCGTATGGATTTAAACAGCAGAGAGAATTTCTTAGAAACTGCTGAACGTCGCGACAGCGTATTCAAGCTTGCACGTATGCTTGGCTATAACCCGAAACGTAATATTCCAGCAAGCGGCCTAATGAAGCTTACTGGTGTTAAAACAACAGAATCGCTCACAGACAGTCAAGGTAATAATCTAAATAATGTTAATGTCTTCTGGGATGATGCAAACAATCCTTTAAGCTATGAGCAGTTTATTACAGTACTAAATGCTGCAATGAGCAGCGCAAACCGATTTACTGCACCAGTAAAATCAGGTGTGTTAGGTAATATTCCCACAGACTTATATCAATTAAACACTTCGATAACAGCCCCCATTACCTACAACTTCAGTGTTGCAGCCGATGGAGTTACCCGACCGTTTAACGTAATAAATCCTGATTTTATTGATAACGGGTATTTTTTCGAAAGACACCCTGATCCTACTAATTTGTTTAACATTATTTACAGAAATGATGGCCTAGGCCTTTCTAGCAAAAATACAGGGTTTTTTGTAATGTTTAAGCAAGGAACATTACAATTTAAAGATTTTGATTACACCCTGTCTTTACAAAACAGAGAAGAAACCATCAGTGATTTAAATATCAATGAAACTGATGTATACTTGCAGGAAATCAACACCGCCGGTCTCCCATTAAGCAAGTGGGAAAAAGTACCAAACACTGTTGGTCAAACATTAAACTATAATAGTGTTTCAAAAGGCACTAAGAATTTATACGCAGTTGAAAACGTTGATAATGGTGGAATTAAACTAAAGTTTAGCGATGGCAACTTTGGTAATAGTCCGTATGGCGTGTATAGATTATGGTATCGAACCAGCGATCCAACTCGCTATGTTCTACAACCTGAAAACGTAAGAAACGTTTCTATTGTGGTCCCGTATGTTGATAAACAAAATAAAAATCAAGCGTTAACACTTACATTTAAGCTCGAATATCGTGTTAACAACAGCTTGCCTGCTGAAAGTTTAAATGCTATTAAGCGTAGAGCACCACAAGTTTATTATACACAGAACCGAATGGTATCTGCTCAAGACTATAATGTGTTTCCATTAAGCCAGAGCAACAACATTTTAAAGCTTAAGGCAATCAATAAGACTCATGCAGGCCATAGTCGCTATATAGATATCAACGACCCAACTGGTACGTATCAAAGTCTTGATACGTTTGCTAAGGATGCAATATTATTTGTTGAAGATAGTAGCGACAGTGAATCTATTGTTATTAATGATAACACAACATCGCGCGAAGTGGTTGTTGGCATTTTACCGGAAGTTCTTAAAAAACAACGCATAAACAATTTTGTTTATTATGGTCTCAGAAATAATTGGACCGCCTTCCAGGAAAACAAGTTTACTGTAAGCAACTTAAACATACGTTGGGAACCATTACCTGCTGACGCTCAAGGCGACACAGGTTATATGACGGAAACATTTAGTTCGGGTACACAGGTAGTGATGCTGAATATTAATGATCGAACAAGAATGTTTAAAGAAAACTGCTTGGTTAAGTTTGTTAACTCAAACGACTTGTCAGACTACAAGTGGGTAAGAATTATTAACATTGAAAACAACGGCGCCCTAGCCAGCGGCCTAGTTACTAGTGTTGGCCCATGGACATTAAGTGATACTGTTCCCCGCGGCTGGCTAGCAACAGAAGTTATTGTGTCGTTGAGAAAATTATTTACGGTTAGTGAAGCAGACGCTATTCAAGCCGAAATCAACAATCGAAGAACATTTGGTTTAGGCTACGATCTATATGCAGACTTGTGGTATATTATTGCAAACAAAGATTTAGATAAGACTGGTTCATTTAATGTTGCTTACGAAAAAGACACAACTGGGCAAGGACTAGACTCTAGTTGGCTACTGCTAATGGAATATTTTCCTGTTAACACAGTTAGCTATAGATATAACTTGACCTCACGCGGTCAAGACTATGTTGTTCAAAGTAAAAACGATCTTAAGTTTTATAACATTAAAAATGTTAAGGTGCTTGACAATAACAACAAGAGTTCTAAGGACAAAATTACATTTACTACTATTAATGCTAAACCGTTTAACAATGACACGTTTGAGTGGCACAAAGTAGGCGCAAATGATTTTCGTTGGAGAAATACTTCAACTGGTGCAACATACATACCGAGAACGTATGATCCTGGGATCGTGCTTAAGACCCGAGATACAAAATGGTTTGATGTAAACGTGTACTGGAAAAGTAATTTTGGTCTAATGCGACCAAGAGGCAGTGTATCTAATACAGTGGATACTGCAACCGGTAATCAATATGTTAGTGAAGCAACTGTGTTGTTAGCAACATTGTTTGACACAGGTGAGCTAGAATCACAAACATTATTTGTTACTATTGCAAACAACTCAGGTCAAATTAATAAAATCCCAAGCCGTATTACTATCCCTTTTAACAGCACAACATTTGGTGGTAACATCATCGACCCTGCTACAGGTAATATTACATATAGGTTGCCGTCCAATGATGGAACATCGTTGATTGTATTCAGCGGCAATGCTAACTGTTATAGCTATGGCACAACTGGCTTGTCTAGCGTTGATACTAGTGTAACAGGCAGATTGTTTTTAGCTAACGCCAATGTAACTGCACAGACTGGTAACTTAATATATAGTGATCTACAATTAAACAGGTACCATTACTCAACTGATAGAACCAGTGCTGTGAGCAGCGACAAAATCCTTGTTGACTATGTACAAAATAAAGAAAGACTAGACAGAGAAATTGAATGGGAAATATCTGATGTATACAAGTACAACGATGGTTATGTTGACCCTCGGAAAGTAATTGTTGCCCCTGTTGACAGTGACGGTGATATGGTCCCAGATCGCCCGCTACAGTTTAAAGAATATGTATACGACAACAATATTCAGATATTTGAATATTATACTGATTTTGATGGTTATATATACGATAGACCTACACAAGGTGTAATTGCAGATTTTAGAAAAGAAAATACTATTAGGTTTGACATTTCAGCTAATGCTATAATCAGTGAGAGTTATGCTAAGGGCTATTCGTTAGATGTATTGAACTGGTTATTTGCAAAAGATTTTGCAACAGCATCAGTAGTCGAAAACGATGAAGGTAAAGCAGCAGGATTGAAAGTTTATGCTGAGGCAGAAAATAAAGTGTATTTAAATACACCTGACAGCACAAACATTACTCGTGTAAGATTAGTTGAAACCAGCGACTTCTTTGTAAAAGTTGGCCGCGGCCCAACTCAAGATACCTCACAACCTTTGCAGCAAGATTCAGTTATCCGCTGGCAGCATGTTGCACCTAAAGATGTGCGTATCGATCCGAGTATTAGTAACGTAGTTGAGATGATTGTGTTGACTACTTCTTATTATAATCAAGTTAAAACATATTTAAGACAGCCAGGAGTTACTAACTTCCCGCTCGAGCCTATGAGCTCTGAGCTAGCAATCGAATTTGAAGGGCTAAATGAATATAAGAGTGCAAGCGATACCATTGTCTATCGCAGTGCAAAATTTAAATTATTGTTTGGACCGTATGCTGAACAGGCATATCAAGCCAAATTTAGAGTTGTTAAACTAAGCAATAATATCAGCGATAACGAATTAAAATCCCAGATAATTACAGCGATAAATAACTACTTCGAAGCAGAGAATTGGGAGTTCGGGGAAACGTTTTACTTTACTGAATTAAGCTCATATATCCATCAGCGTTTAGGCAGTGCAATCGGAAGTATTGTTATTCTTCCTAAAAACACTTCGGGCGCATTTGGTGATATGTTCTCAGTAAGAGCAGAGCCAAACGAGTTATTTGCAAGCACAGCTACAGTAGCAGACATTGAAATAGTAGAAAAAATAAGTTCACAAACATTAAGAGCTGATCGTTAAAAGGTGTATATTTAGATGAGCAATAAAATCTATAAAAAACTTCCGGTAGTACTACAAACTACAGCAATCAAAAACTTTTTTGAAAGCACTGTAGAGCAACTGTTTAGTAAAGCAAACGTAGAAGTAGTATCGGGATATATAGGTTCTAAATCGAGCGCAGATGTGGGCATCGCTGGGTACATAGCAGAGCCCAATAATGATAAAGCACGTTATGCATTATCTCCGGTGGTAAACACTATTAATTACACAACCAAAGAAAGCGAAGACTTTATTTTCTTTGACGAGTTAATTGATATTTTATCTACATATGGTGTTGATACTTCCAACCAAAACAAAATTTTTGGTGCAAACTTTAACAGCTTTGTACCACCTATTGAGATTGATAAGTTTGTTAACTATCAGGAATATTACTGGTTTCCAGATGGCCCGACAGTTATTCCTGTTGCAGGGACGCTAGAAAATCCGATTGATATTGATCGTGATATAGTAGGCAAAAAATATTATACACCTGTTGGTGGTAAGCCATTTAGAAGTGGCATGGTTATTCGTTTTACAGGTCAGTATGTAATTCCTAGTAGCGAATTAGAGATTGACTATATTGTACAAGGTGTAGGCCAAGGCATTTATTTTGTTCCGAGACGTAACCAATTCCAAACTGTGTTTTCTACACCTGTAGATGCACCGTACGACGGATCATACTTCCCTCTTAATCATCCAGATATTGCACACCAAGCTGGTAATGTTTCTAGCGTCACAGTTGTAAGTCAGGGCATTGGGTATGTAAATCCAACAGTTAGCATAACAGGTTCTAACGTCAATGTTGCAGTAGCAACAGCGAACGTTGCTGCAAACGGTGCGATCACAAGCATCCCAGTCAGTGACCCAGGTCAGGGATACACCGGTTTTGTAGGAGTTGAACTAACAGATATTAATATTGCATATGATATTGACACTGCAAACACTTTTACTAGTAGTAGTAATGTAGTTGTTACAGCAGATATTTTCTTAACAACTGATCCTGCTAATGTTAGAGTTAGTCAAAGCGTTAATGGCGTTGCCAGCGGCATAGTATCTGCAAAATTTAACGGTGCAGAAGTAGAAGGTTATTTTGGTACATACTTAACAGTTCCTACCGCAAATGTAAACCCCACAACAGGAACATTTACATATCCAAATCACGGACTAACTACCGATGACGAAGTTGTTTATGACGCCGGTGGCAGCACACCTATTAGTAACATTCTTATCGGCGGAAGATATCAAGTATTAGTTGTTGACTCTAACAGATTCCAACTAAAAGAACTTGGTAATGTTGTAACTTCATCTCCAGGTGACACTGGAAATAATAGTCAAGGCTTTATTAAGAAATCGACCACATTTACTGTGACAGCAGTAAATGATGGTTCATTAGCAGCAGGTATGATGTTACATCATGACGATATTGTTTACAAAACTAAGATCGTTTCACAACTTACTGGTTCAGCTGGTAGTACAGGAACTTATAGGGTTGATGTTGCAAACAACACCCCGCACACATTCCCTGAAACATTTACGGTTAAGCCAACAGTAGTACTTTCAAATGCAGTTGAGTTGGAACGTGATGTTGTAACAGCAGATCCGGCACTAACTTTTGCTGGCAGAGATTTCATTGCAGAAGTAAACTACGAATGGGAAGGAACTCCTGTAATAGGAAACTTAACTATTTCTGGCACTACACTATCTGTAGTTGACTTAGATGGCGGCGGAACAGTTAAAGTAGGAATGGTTCTTTCAGCATCGGGCATATTGCCGCATACTATTATTGTATCAGGATCAGGCAGCACATGGACGGTTAACAAAGCGCAAACACTTGCAACCACTACACAGTTTACAGGTTATCCTGCAGGATCACGTTTAGGTATTAATCCTGCTAACGGTGAATACTACTTAATGGGCGGCCGATGGTCATACGATAGAAATGATTTAGACGACGACGAATTTGATGGCGACTCACTATGGGACGCAGGATTAAATGCGAGCCCACCAGAATATCTAACAATACAGCGTGGGGCTGAAAACAAAAATATTTGGAGCACAATCAACTTTTGGTATCACCGAGATAACTTCAAAGATGCTGGTATGCAGTTGCCAAATAGACGTTTCCGTGCAGAACGACCAATCATCGAATTCGATCGCAGCCTAGAACTATATAATCACGGTAAGCGTGGTGCTGGCAGTGTAATAGTTGCATGTACGCAATATACTATTGATGAAGTTCGCGGGAAACCAACAGGATTGTTGATTGACAGCACACCGATCGAACGTCAAAGTATTATTTTCCCAAATGAGCAATCAGATGTCGCAAAATATGTTTATGTTGCGTTTACAGATTTAGACTCAGAAACAATTGCTGTTGTTAGAGCACCGCACCCAGAATTAAATCCGATCGGTGCAGTAGATGGTGATTTTAACTTTGTGCCTTGGGAATTAAGCGTCGATGATGTAATCTTAGTTCGTTCTGGTGCTGAAAATATTGGTACAGAATATAGATTTACGCCTACCGGTTTAGAACTATGCCAAAGAAAAGTAAGTACCAATCAAGCACCGCTGTTTAACTTATATGATACAGCAGGCGACTACTTAGGTGACAACGGCAAGTATCCTAATAATAATTTTGAAGGCAATAAAATCTTCTCATACACATTAGGTACCGGTGCCGATGATAATGTGTTAGGATTCCCGCTTTCGTGGATTGGATTTAAAGCAAGCAGTGAGATCGAATTTACTGTCGATATGTCACAAGCAAAATATTCACATACATATCAACCATTTGGTGGAAATCAAATAAGCACAGAAGGATATAAATTCTATAAGTTAGAGCTCAATGGTGAGCATGAATTACTGTCAATGATGGTACCGTCAGATCGCCCTGCACGTCAGCGATTAGTATCAACTTATACTATTGACCGATTTGATATTGATAATGCTCGTAGAGAATTTTGGATTGGATGCGTGCCAGATCTAAAGTCAGATAACAGTTACGATGTCGATGTATATGTAAATGGTATTAAACGAACCGATTGGCAGTACGGAGTATTCAACGACGGTTATGTAGTATTCGATAGATTCGACTTTGCAAACGGTGATTTTATTGAAATCAGTGCGTTTTCTAACGCAGGTCAATTGATAGTAAGTGACAAAGCTATTAGTAAATTTGAACTACCTTTAAGTTGGAAAACCAATGTTACTAACGAAGAAATAACAGCTACATCATCGCCTGAGTTTACACAACACTTTAAAAACTACATGGAGCATCAAGTAGGTTTTGAAGGCGATGCGCTACAAGTTAATAATTTCTCAAGTACACCCAAAGATGTAGCATACGCTACAGATATTGTTGTTACCGATCAAGACGTAATTTTGGGTGCATTGCTGTTAGACGATCAACCACATAATCTAGTAGATGCTATTAGATTTAATGCTGAAGAATACATGAAATATAAAGCACGATTAAAGAAAGAAATCAGTGCATATTACACATTATTCGACACTAACGGTCTTTCAAACGAATTTATTTTAGAAAAAGTACTACAAAATATTACCTCTTTCAACGTTGGCAGAGAAGTGTTCAACAGAACATATGTAATTCCTTATGGTGATAATTATCTCGAGGAACGTTTTGAAATTAACGATGTTAACACTACTGAATTTGTATCGGCTAATTTTACTGATCTAAACAAGATTGAAAACAGCTTATTAGTATATCACGTTAATGCTGATACATTTGAAACAACACTGTTAAATGTTGACAAAGATTATACAATTACTAGTTTCAATCCTATCACTGTTGTGTTAACAAGTTCGGTTAGTGTTGATTTAGATGACGAAATCGTACTTAAACTTTATAACGACGAACGCGACAGCGCACAGTGTCCGCCAACGCCTAGTATGCTAGGTATGTATCCTCTATCTGAACCACGCATCGAAATTGATAACAGTTTCCAAACACCAATTCGGGTACTAGTAGGACATGATGGTAGCAAGACTACATTGTCCGGCGACCGCCGTGATGACATTTTACTTGAATTTGAAAAGCGAGTGTTCAACAGTGCTAAGGCTGAATTCCGTGAAGCTAACGCATTACCAGAATTAAACATCTATACACTAAAGCCCGGCGCATTTAGAGAAACAGGTTACGATACTACAGAATGGTCTAGTCTAATGAGATACTATTTCTCAAATTGGGCCTTGACACAAAAGATTGACTTTGTAACTAACGAATTCTACAGCGACAGCAACGAATGGACTTGGAACTATCGCGGTAACACTAATCTCCCAGGTCACTGGAGAGGATGGTACGAACATTATTATGATACGGTAAGACCGCATACCCATCCATGGGAAATGCTTGCATTCTTTGAAAAGCCACTATGGTGGGATAATCAGTACGGTACAGATTACAGCAGTGCTAACACTGCTATGTGGGATGACTTAGAAGAAGGCATCATCCGTAGTGGTACTAGAGAGAATCTAACTGCTGATGCATATTTAATTAACAATCCTTATCGCAGAGAAGGACTACATCGTGTACTACCGGTAGATGCAAATGGCGAACTAATAACTCCTAAAGATATTATCACCACTGGTACAACTACTAAGACATCGATTTGGTCAAACAGCAGAGCAAATGTAACAGTAGGTAATTTTCATACTTCTTCTAGTCTAAAATCAAATACTTTATTAACCGTAAATGGTTTAAATGTAACTTATAGCAACAGCAATATCTATATTGCTGGACGTAACATTACTAACCATAATGTTGATGTTGAAACAAATGCAGTAGGCTTCGGACCTATTCAAGAACAGGATGTGTCCTACAACATTCCAAACGTTAACCTAAATCTAGTATCTAGTTCACCAACAGCTATGCCTAACTATGCTGTAGCTGTTCTAGTTAACGGGGTTTCGTTATACACGCCTAAATCAATTAAAAGTTGGGATGATCGAGGTGTTTGGCACTATAACAACGGCACTATTGATGATTATAACGAACTTGCTACATTCAGTCATAGTACTGTAGGCGGGTTATTCCATTATCACGCTATTACCCCTGATGTAGTTGGGCTAACAGCAGGTGTTGTTGAAGAAGACGGCGCACTAAAGTGGGACAGCACAACACATAGTCCTATAGTTGGCTGGGCATTTGACGGCCTCCCAATTTACGGCCCATATGGTTATACTAACCCTGAAGATATTACTAGTGACATTGTTAACATTAAAAGTCCTTGGGCATTACGCCAAGGTACGCGATCAGTTGCACCTGGAGGCGCATATACTGGTATGTTCGTTGAGGACTACGAAATTGATGCAACAAAATCAGGCCAACCGGGCTATACAAATCAGTTCAACTTACGCTACGGGTTCACCCCAGATAGTCCAACTACTAAAATTCGATACTATGTTGTAACTGTAGATAATACTGGTAAGCCAATGTTCCCATATGCAATTGGCGGCGGCTATGCTACTCACAGTTCATCAACTAAAACATGGGCCGGTCAGTACTACGCAGCAGCACAAGACCTAAGCAATAATACATTAAGCAGCGGCAGTGTAGTAGCTGCTACTCCTGCACTAACCAGCACATTGCAGATTACGTTTGGTACAACAGATGCAAGAAATGATAGCTGGAAGTTTGGCGATGGCGCACCTGCTGAAAATGCTTGGAAATATTCAGAAGTATATCCGTTTGCTGTAACTGAAGCACTATTACTAGCAAGACCTGGTAAGTTTGCCACAGAATTTGCTGATCCTACAAAACTTTACAGACCAGCAGCAAACAAAAAATACAAATTGTCAGTTAACACAAATTATCCCTGGATCTTTACATCTGCTACAGATTTTGAGATTCATGGCGACAAAGACGTTAACGGTAATTTCATTACCAACATCGGATATACCCAATTTATTAACTCATGGTTACGATTCCAGGGGCTGTCACCAGAGAGCGACTTCATCACCAAGGTACGCAGCCTAAATACTAAACTTGGTCATAGAATGAGTGGCTTTATTGACAAAGACACTATGACTTTACGTACCGACCAGTACAGCAATGAAGGTAGTGCTACTAGCTTAATCATCCCGCATGAAAATATTACAGTGAACATCCATGGTTCACCATACAAGTCAAGAAACTTCTACAGTGGCGTCATAATTGAAAAGACATCTGAAGGTTATAAAGTAAGAGGTTACGATAAAAACCTAGGTTACTTTAATACATTACAAAGTGATAAGAATAAAGGCAGAGAACGTATTAGTGTCGGCGGCTCGCCAGCTCAGTTTGTAGATTATTCACAGAATACTACCTACAAAGACGGCACAATTATACGCTATAAAGGTGCATACTATTCTGCAAGAGAAACATTTAAGACTGGTACTACTTTTGATGCTGCTAAGTGGAGAAGACTAGGCGCACTACCACAAATTGGTGCTGCTACCGGTACACTATATCAGCAGACAACAGGCACTATTATTAAAGTTGATTATGAAACTGTATACGATAATACAGAAGACTTATTTGACTTTTTAATTAGCCTAGGCAGATATCATGAATCACAGGGTTACACATTTGGTAACTTTGACGAGACTATCGGTGAAGTACGCGATTGGGCTTATGCTGCAAAACAGTTATTGTTCTGGACCACAGGTGTTTGGGAAATCGGCAATACATTGGAACTTAGTCCAATGGCTAACAAAGTCACATTTGTTGCACCACGAGGTTTCATTGCAAAAATCAATAGAACAGACCGTTCACAGTTCAATATTGTAAACCAAAACGGTGTTGCAATTAATCCTACAGACTGTGAGATTGTTCGCCAAGATAACACTATCGAAATTGTACCGCCAGAAGGTGAGCAAATTTATGGTGTGGTACTCTTTACCAAAGAAATTGAGCACGCATTTGTTATAGATAATGTTACTCAGTTCAACGATGTTATTTTTAACCCTGTTATAAATCAGGGCCATACTAGACTAAAGATTAAAGCAACTAGAACAGCAGGCTGGGATGGTAGATTCCTAAGTCAGGGCTTTGTTATTGAAGGTGATAGCTTAAAGCCTAACTTAGACAACATGGCTGAAAGCTTAGGCCGCTATCATGAATTAGGATTCATTCCTGTAGAAAAACAACTGTATGAAGCAAGCCGCGCAGTATTTGGTTTCGAACAAAAGCAATATCTGACTGAACTAGATATCATCGATGATCAGCAATATGATTTTTATACAGGTATGCTACAAAGCAAAGGAACAACTACTAGCTTAGAGCGCATAGGTACTATTGTTCCTGCACTTTCACGCTCGCCAGCAAGTGAGATTAATGTTTACGATGAATGGGCATTACGTGTAGCTGATTTTGGTGATACAAATCAGGATCAAGCAATTGAACTAAAATTTGATAAAATTGATCAAGTGCAAGATCCACAATTGTTTACTCTTGCTTTCCCGGAAGACACAACTAATATTGTAGAAAAGATTGAAGTATTGGAACGCAAGCACAAATACTTTAATGTTCCACAAATTATTATTTCTGCCCCAGTACAAAGTAATGGTGTAAGAGCCACTGCCGCTGCTACACTTAATAGTGCAGGAGAGCTTGGCGCGATAACGGTGACAAATCCGGGTTCGGGCTATGGTGAAATTGTAGGTGTAACAGTTATTGCAGGTGAAATAGTTGTTGATTTAGAAGAAACAGCATTTGAAACAGTCCGTGCGTACAGCACAGAATACGTTAGTACATCTAGTGCAAGCCTAACAGGTAATTTAACAATTACTGATTTTTCAGGATCAAGTAACGTAACAACTACTGTTAATTTATCAACTGGAATTTCAAACATCAACAGTCTAGTTAACGCTATTAACAGTGCAAACGCAGGCGTTACTGCTATTGCTATTAGAAGTGATGTACTTGACGGCGGCAATGCTACGGTTGACAAATATACACTAGAACTAAGAGGTAACGGTTTTACTATTAACAGTGCTTCTGCTAATCTACACTTAAATTCCGCAGTTAATGTTTATCAAAACGGTGTTAACTATACTAACACAGTAGGTAGCGGCTACCGCTACGAGCCTCGCCAACGCTATGGCTTTGAAGTAGCAAATAACACAGTGAAGGCAGATGTTACTGTTAGTGTTAATAATTCGGTACTAGGCGCCGCATCTTGGGACTATGATGCCGGTGATAGATGGCAAATTACTACCGCAGCAGTTGCCGATCAGAACAATCCACTAACTGTACTTCTAAACACTGGGTTAGTTAACGGCAATACAACTATTGCTAATGAAAATTATACCACTATTAGTAACAATAACTATCCGTTCGTGGATGTTTATGTTAACGGTGTTTTAATCCAAAACAGCCCAGAAGAAATAGTATATACCCTTACTGCTTCAACAGTTGAATTTGCTAATATCTCATTACTACCAACTTCGGTGTTAACATCGCTGCCTAATCCAGCTACAAAGACGTCTCGTTTTGTACTAGCAAGTCAGTCAAACGTTTTTGTAGTAGAAAAAGGCACAATTGACTTTACAAATGCATACAAGGGCGATATTACTGGAAGTACGTTAAACATTAAAGTTGAAACACACGATCATATCGCAATCAAACTAGGCACAAGACGTAATTACGAAATCACACCTGATGCAACTGATGATGATATTATTTTAATTGACATCGACGATTCGTCACGTTTCTTAAGAAAACCTACTGGAAGCAGAGAGAACAATCTATGGCCAACATTAACAAATGTTGATTCTTACGGGTTGACCACAGAAAAATATCCTACAATTCCAAATGCAGGTTACGTAAACCCTGCAAACGTTAACTTTATGGCATATGATATTGCTAGCTTACCTGACTTGTTTGATACTAATATCATAATCAAACCTGCAGGCGGTAGCTTGATTCATATGGCCGAAGATGAGTCTAAAAATTGGAATGTATATAGACTACAGTCTATTGGTTCTAGAACATCTTTTGTAGAAAATAAACCCGGCAGTAACGAAGCAGTTTTATACACAGATAGAAGTTTATTTGCTTACTTAGATACTAACTTAATTGGTAACGACAATACATCTAAGTACATGGATTATTACTTAACACTAAAGAACGCTAATGTCAGCGATAGCGTGGTTATCTGGACCAACGAAACAATTGTACAACAGAAGAAAGCGTTAATTAAGGATCCTCAACCACCTAAGATGATTGAGGCTAGAATCAAGAGCATCGGACCACACCCAGAAAGCTTAATCACCATTCAAAATATTCTACCTGTATCTTCAAAAGTGTACAGAGGAGCAACAGCAAGTGCTTCGAGCCCAAGCAATGTTGTTACAATTTCGGGTATTACTAACTCTGATATTCGTAACGGTGATGCTGTGCAGCTAGTAGCAGGTGAATCAACTGATTACACCTTTAACGCTAATGTGACTTTTAATAGCGTAGGCAATGTTACTGTTAGCAGTGCTAACATTACATTCGTAACAGCTCCTAGTTTTGTAACATTACTATGTGATGGTGACAGCACTGCCAATGGCAACATTTACTATGTAAAGAGTAAGAATGTTAGTGCAAATACCTTTGTAATTGAAAGTGATTATTTTGAAGATGCAAATGTAGTATCTGGGTTGGGTAATGTGCGCTACATTACATCGACTTTTGTTAGTTATGGTAATATATCAAATCACTATGTAGCATCAAATGCTACTACTAATGCGTTTACTATTGAACTACCTGGAGTAATTGAAAAAACTGCTACATTTAACGGTTCTATTACTGGTACTGTTCTAACAGTTAATGCTGTAACAGGTGGGATTATTGAAAGAGGAATGCGTCTAAGCGGTGCAGGAATAGCCGCAGATACGGTTATTACTTCTGGTAGTAACTTATCATGGCTTGTTTCTAACAGTCAAACGGTTGGTAATGTTACTATTACTGCTACTAGACCAAACGTTATTGATGTCCGACATATGAACTTAACTAAATTAGTAACAAGTTCAGCGCATAACTTAAATCCTGGAGATGTTGTTAAGGTTTATGCTAATGCATGGACTGGAGCATATTCAATTGTTTCTGCACCTGAAGCAAACACTGTTATTATTTCGTCTCCGTATACCACTGATGACAAAATAACTGGTACTATTGTTAGAAGAGGTATGCAGATTAAAACTACTGACCCACATGGTATCACAAAGAGTTCTGTGGATCTAAACAAACGTGTTGCTGTACACTTTGCAACACCAAAAATTTACAACAAAGTTTACAGAATTACTTCTGTAGGCAGCGATACCATCAACGTATTAGATGACTTTGCTGTTAACGATACAACAAGTGTATATTTTGATGTTGCTAGTGGCTTTGCAAATATTAGTGCGAACACATTTACAATTGCAAGACGTCCAATACTTGCTGCAACTACGGTACTGTATGCATCAAATACTCAACCTGTTATGGCGGGTGATTATTATATCAACGAAAACTTGTCAAATACAACAATTACCTTTAAGAATACTATTCTTAGTGAAGATGCTAATATTTCTACTGGTTTTGTAATTATCAGAGAACCAATCTCAACAGATTTTAGATATCCAGTTCTTACCACAGTTGACCACACTAAGGTAACTTTAAACAATTCTGTTATCAATATCGGTAGCTACAACAATCCGGAGGGCATGATTGAGAGTATTAATCGTGCAATTAGGCTAAGAAGATCTGCTGTTACACAAGATAGAAGCGGAAAGCTTAATGTATCATTTAATATGCTAAATGACTTTAAGACTCCGGTTCGCATTCCAGATACTGATATTAAAACTACGGCTAGCGAGATTCACAATTACGGTCCATACGTAAGAGATGAACAATCTTTAATTGATTTAGTGGGTAATTCGGGTTCTACAAAAGTTGCAGGCGAAATGAAAATTTCAGATGCAGTAGAATACCGTCGCGATCCTAATTTTGACACAGGCCCGGTATATGTAGGCCCGCTCAAAGGTATGCGATACACTGATTCAAACGGTGTTATGTATTATTGGGACATAACCTTACGTAAGTACATTCCGAATTACGAAACAATCAGCGGATCATCAGCATCAGGACTAGAGTTTGAACTCTCTACTAATTCGAGCATAAGCGACGGCTCAGAGGATTCTAGAAATAATGTTACTGATGAGGGTAACAGAACTATCGAAAATGCAGTTAGCAAGCCAGCATTGCCTCGAGGTCATACAGATGGTGCGAATGTACTAAAAATTATTCCTGGAACCGCAGAATCTAATCCGATTGATCCTGCTACTAAAGCAGTTAAATGGTCTCAATACAATATGGATGAAACTGTGGTTTACAGCTCAGTTACATACTCGCGTTGGAGACTAAAAACTAGTGAAGTATGGCAATTCGAAGTTTATGAAGCTGTACAAAACAATGCAGGTACTGTGTATTATATACTTGTAGATGTTGTGCCAGCTGATTTACCTTTTGCATACGATTATTTTGCTACTGTAAGTGCATACAACGGCTTTAACGGTTTACTTACTGAAACTGTGTATTACACAATTGGCGGCACTGATTCATCTGCTCCAGCTGGTATTAAATGGGCTGCAACTAGAAATGACCGAGCTAAGAACTTCAAGTACATCGAAATACCTCCAGTTGAGCCTGCATTTTATGTAGGAAAGCAAATCATTCCTGAACCATTTGCGGTTAAAGGTGGAAACGGCACTGACAAGTACGCTAACTTTAGGTTTATGCCCGAAGGTGCAGTTGTTGGAAGTGCCACTTCCGACACAGAAACAATCATTGCTATTCTTACAGTTGGACATAATTCATTCTTCATGTGGCAACCAGGTATAACACCAGGTAAATGGGAACCGGCCGCAGAAGGCCCGGGCTTGCTACCAGGGTCAGGCGGCGCAGATGTTGCATGGGGTTTCGGCAGAGGGTATTATTCCGAAAACGATAATCATGTGCCTGACTCTCTGGTATTTGGAGATGGCGCAACCTTCAATTCTATAGAAGATACAAATCCGTATCCAGGATCTAGTGGAAAAGGATGGAGCACTCGACAAGCACGATTTAAATACGGTAAAGAATTTAGTGTGTACCCAATACAATCGCCTGATTCAGGATATGATCTTTTTGCAGATGCAATACACGACCCAACAGATACAACTTTAACAAATCTTCGTCCAGACGAAATATTTGTTGCTTGCTTCTGGACCGAGCCGCATACTTATGTAAATCAGATGATTGGTTTTGATTACAACAATCCTGATAATGACGGGAACCCAACACCTGTATACAAAGATTACAACGGCACTATTGCTCGAGTAAAATATATTCGTTTAACTGAAATTCCAGCTGACGCAATGCTAAGACGACCAATTGCTGACACTGGCTGGGGCGGAGAAAGATGGCGGAATGTTATATCAGACAGTGTGTTGCTGCCTGGTGAAACTGTACCAGAAGGTTATGCGGGACCAGAAGGTTACGGTGCATTTGCTCCAGAACCAACTTTAGGTGGCGGATCAACCGGTGATGATGATGAACGACCTAGATATGATGAAGTACGTACAGGAGTATCACCTCGTGCTGCTACGCAACGTATAGGCCAGATAGGATTGGGCGCAGGGTTCGGAAGAGGCACACCTACTCCTTACAGCGCAGTCACTCTAGTTGATGAGCGTAATTTAACACCTCCGGCTCCTGTGTTAACAGGTGGTGTATTATCAGACCTTCCAAGTGCGTGTGATGCCCGTGCACCGAATCCAGTACCACCTCGTAACGAAATAATGGGTGCATGTACTGTAAGACCAACTGTTCCTAAAACAAGTCTCCTAACTGAAAAAACAGATGCGGTCGGGGTCGATGAAACACATGTTATTAATATTCAAGGTAAGCATCCTTTCTTATTAATCTTTGACTTCTCATACGACGACGGCGCAGGTACTAAATCTGTTAATGGTATTACAATTGAGCAGTCAGACACACCTGATTTTAAAGAGGTAAAACGTTATATTATTGATACGCAAACAGATCCTTCGACTTTAGCTGAAACTAACGGCAGTCAGATCGGTCGCTACGGGTTTGATACTATTCCAGGATTGAACACTATTATTTACAAGCCAGCTGAAAATGCGTTAGGTGTATTGACTCAGCGAGTGATAGAAAATCCGTTGAACAAGTTCGCTAGCGATAGAGCTATTGCTGCAAGAGCAACTAACGCCACAACTAAAAAAGTTTTAGGTGTTAGTGGTTTTGGTTTCCTAAACAGAACAATAGATTGTACACAAGGACAATATGTACGAATCACTGTATCTAAGGGTAGTGCTAATAAAACAGGCAAATATGCACTGTTCGTTAGATACTTTGCTGATGCACCTAACGAAGTTGACGTCGCATTAAATGAGATCAACGTCGACAACTGCATGGAATCACCTTCTAGAGCATACAAAGAAGGCGGTATCATAACTGGTTACACTTATACTAGTAGTAGGAGTACTTCAATATTTGCTTCCTTAGCTGGTGCTGCTGCTGGTGCTACTATATTACTTGGCGGCGCGGCGGCGCTAGCAGTTGCAGGCACAGGTTTTGGCTTAGGATTTGCAGTGTCAGCAGGTGTGTTGTTTGCGCCAGTTGGCGTTGTTATTGCGGTAGGTGCCGTAATTGGCGGTTTACTTGGCGCTCTCTTTGGTAAAAAGAAGAAACCCGCCGGCGCAGGCTACTTTGGTTCATGGAAAAAGAAAACCAGTACATTTGGCGCAAACGAAGATAACATTTACTTCCCATATAGCCGCCCAACACAGAGCATGATCAGCGCCGGTGTCGACGGACAAGCTTATGTAGGCGGCGGCGCCAAACAAGTTCAACAAGTTAGACTGGGTGCGCTACAGGGTGGTACGGTTACTGAATACTCTACAACTGAATTTAAAGGTTATTTCCTTGCACCTAAATCGGGTACTTATAACTTTGAAATGGAGTCAGATGACGGCTCATGGCTTTGGGTATCTCCAAAAGATGATTTGTCTGGTGATGAATATTACAAGTCAGACGGCAACCACCCTGAGCTTGGCAATAAAAATTACACATGGCAAAATGCTATAGTTAAAAACGGCGGTCTCCACGCAAACAGAAAAGCCACCGGCAGCATTTACTTAAAGGGCGGCGGGTTGTATTTCGTCCGCGGCATTTATGGTAACGGTGAAAAAGACGGTAACTTTAGTGTTAGCATCAAAGGCCCAGATTACAGTGGTGTATTACAATTTGCAAGCCGCAGTTGTCCCGAAGACGATTGTGGTAAGTTCCGTGCAGGAGAGTTAACAAACTTAGATCCTGTGATGAGAGCCGTTATGCAACGCCTCTGCCCAGATACAGCAACATTTAATCCTTCATCTACACCAGCTGGTGTTGCACCCGGCGGCGGCAGCGTTGCTGGCTACGGTGATATCAACGTTAACAGTGAACTATACACTGGCAGCGGCCGCGATTACGCCGGATGGAATAACTATCGCGCAAACTTCTCAGGCTACAGTCAACAGGGCCTAACTGGTTATAACTTTATGCCAGCTAGCTTTAAGACTCCTATCAGAAAGCAAGTTGTTGATCCACAAAAATATGGCTACTCAGAGTCATTAGACAGCGGCAGATATGTTAATGCAACAAGTCAACGTGTAACTGGCGGATTCACTATTCCTCTAGCTAAAAAACTAACTGTAGTTTCTAGAACTTCTACACCTCTTAGAAGCTATGAGATAGTTGATCAGCCATGGTACAGACCAAACACTAAAACACTAGGTAATTTAAATCAAACACTACGTAATATTAACTATGCACCTAAGCGAGTTGGTACATCTGTAACACTAAATGGTGTTCCTGTAAATAACATTACTACTGGTGCCGACACAGTAGACGCCAACAACGGTGTAACAATTACAACGCTTAATGAAATCCCAGCTACATTTGCAACTAATACTAATGAAGCTGTAGTAGATTTGGGTACTACTGCTATGGTACCTGTTGAAGATGGCTTGTTAGACACTGACAATATCACATATACAAGAGTGCCTACTATTAATATTACTCCGTTAACCTACGGACCAAACGGTGAACTTGTCCCGGCAGGCCCAACAGCAGTAACAAACATTTACAGACCAACTCCGGAAGTCTTAATTGATTCGAGAGATCTTGCCACAGTACCCGCAGGAACAGAGTTATTTTTTAATGATGCACGAGTGCTATTTGTTGCTGGAACAACACCACGAGACATTGCTACTCAAATCAAGTGTAATCAATCAGGTGTCGACGCACAAGTACAGAAAAATCCAGATGGCATAGAAAGTCTAAAAATTAGATCATGTAGCGATACCGCAATTGCAATTAAAAACGGCTGCGGCGGCGGAACACTAAAGCGTGTAGGCGACTTCCACGTTGTTCGCGGTTTTGAACAAACAACAACCACTACTAACACTGAAAGTTGTAGTTCAAATGCAACAGTGTTGGCGCCAACAACTGGATTTGGTGGTGATGCTAACTCCATACAAACACCGACAGCATCATATACTTTATATGATTGTTCCGGTAATTCTACAATATTTGTTCCAGACGATGAAATAGGTATTGCGAACGGAGCTGTTCTACCAAGTACGACTACAACTACTACAAGAAGTTCAACCTATCAAAACGGTGGTAGTGGTTATCAAATCGGTGACAGACTACGCTTAATTGGTGGTACTCCTACTAACAATACCAGAGGCCCAATTGGCAGTATCTGTGTAAACGTAGCTGGCGCCGGCTACAACAACCCAGCCAACCTAAGAATTAGTTTTGGTGGCGACAACAGCCCGGGCACTGGTGCAGCAGCAGAAGTAACAAGTATTGATGAAACCAACGGTTCGATCACTGGTGTTAGAATGCTTAACTACGGTATCGGCTACGATGTAAAAAATCCTCCATCAGTTACCGTTACTGACATAAGCCCCCGCGGTCCAGGTGCATATCTCACTGTTGACGCAGCTGACTTGCAGGGCTTAACCTACTACTATAATAATATCATAGAAGTTCAAAATCATTCAGTTATTGATAATAGCATAATTGCATCAGGCTCAACATTCTATCGTGTAGTAGCTAATAGCATTGTACTAGGCGCAGTTACAACAATTAGTGCAGCTAACGTTAGCAATTACACATTCACTAATTTAATAAATGATACTGATGCGTTAACTATCAACGTTGCTAATGCGTCACTAATCAGCGGTAAGATCGTTGAAGGTGGTGTAATCACTCTACTGGTAACAGGTGACGGAACCGCAGCTGGTAATACTGTACAGAGTTATTTAAACAATGTAGCATTTACTGTTGATAGTGTTAGCGGTACAACAATTACAATTAAAGACTCGTACTTTACTGCTAACGTTGTGTCAAACATCAGTGTATTAGAATTTAGCTTAAGAGAACCTATTGAAAGTGCTGTTGCAACTGGAGCATTGAGGAAAATCGCAGATCAACGTATGCCACTTGTACCAGCAGAATTAAGTGCTAGAGTCGGTGTTGTTGACAGAAACAGTGATATTGCAGATACAACAGACAGCAATCCTGGTGACTCTTATGCATTTATCAAAGGATACAAGTCACTAGCAGGACCACTGCGTGTTGCTAAATTTATTGTAACTGGCGTTGACGACAACGGTGCTATTACGAGTCTACGTGTTATTGACAGAGGCTTGTATAAGGTATTCCCAGCAGATTTAACACAAGGTATTCCACTAGAATATGACTATGACTTGTTAGGTCTACCAGCCTTTGCTAACAGTAATAATCTAGGCATAGCAGATCCTTCGGACTCAAATAATACTCCATATGGTCAAAACCATCCTGAGTATGGTGGTACTGGAAATAATTCAGTACCACCATTCATAAACGGTAAGCATCCTAATATTATTAAAAAATCCGACGGAACTAGACAATCTATACAATATCCAGAATTTAAATACGATGCGATGTTAAAGACATGGGCACCATATACTGGTTCGCCTGGCGCATACGATCCGCAAACTTCTGTCGATATTGGCGGTCAACGTCTAGCTAAACAATATGCTATAGTAATTGATCCGTTAGATCCTGAATTTGGAAATTATGCAACACCATTACGTGTTGCAGGCGGTACTGGTGCTCGCGTATTCTTAACCGCAGACGAAGTTCCGGATTGCTCAGAAAAGGGCCGGGCCAAAGAAGATCTCGGATTACCTGATCAGATAGCTGATATTAATGTGCCTGAAACACTTGCTGATGCATTGAACAACGCACTCACAGGCGCCGGCTACCTACCAGAAGACATCACATTCAGACCTATTCCTACAGGCCCGGGCGTTAGTAAATTAAATCTAGTAACAGGCTATCCTAGTGTTAATATTGACACAAACACACCTGGATTCCCAGAAAAATTAGGAATCGAGATCGGTGACTACAATGTTGGGATGTTGTGTATCGAGGCAGAATTTGTAGAGCCAAACTTATCCGATAGCCAGCTGGCGAAGGAATACGAAAATCTATACGAATCAGGTCCATTCGGTCTGCTGTCGCAAGAAGACATTGCCAAATACACTACTACGGAAGCTCTTACTGCTCAAGCCGCCCCGCCAACAATACTATCATTGCTTTGTGTTGATTCAATCAAAACTGACGGTCCGATCATTCCTGATCCAGAGAGATTTAATCCCGACCTACAGAATACAGGCTTTGGGGCAGATGGCGGCATAACATATGTACGAGAGTACTATAAGTACGACATTAGAAATATTTTTGGTGATACCGTAACATTACAGGGACAAAACTCACAAAATGTAAATGTGTTTGTGTTCGAAAGTCAACGCTATAACAATGTACTTGACTATAATAACAATAAAATTTATCTATCAGATCTAGAACAAGACGGAGATGAATTAGCTAATGTCTGGATCGACCAATACATTAACTTAGATCCGGCTAATATCTCAATGCCTGATTTTATACCAGGTGGTTGGGCATATTTAGAAAACGGCACACCACAGCGTTGGCAGACACCTATGGTCGATACCAACTATGTTAAGAACGCACTAATGTATGATCCAGATACTGGAAACAAGACTGTACAGTTTGATTTATGGGATCCGTTTAAAGGTGTACTACCCGGATTCATTCAAAATGAAATTCATTATATTGCTGAAAGCGATCCAGTGAACTATAACAATGCTCGCACTAACTTTGGCTTAAACAATGTAGGTAAAGTTTGGTGGGACACTAGTACTATCAAGTACATGTGGTATGAGCAGGGTTCAAACCGCGAGCGTTGGGTTAATTGGGGGCGCACATTCCCAGGTAGTGCAGTTACTATTTGTGAGTGGGTCGAAAGTAGATCACTTCCGCAGAACTGGAACGGTAACGGAACACCGAGATATCCGGACAAGTATATTGCTGAAAGACGTATTGATCCTGAAACAGGCAAGTATGTAACTTACTACTATTACTGGGTACAAAACAGAACTATAGTTGATAGTAGAATTAAACGTAGCTTGGGCCGCGAATTTGATACTGAAACTATTGCACGTTATATTGCTAACCCAGTTGGGTATGGGTTATCTATGGCTAGCTTTATCAGCAATGAAAGCTTTGTATTGCATAACGTTTCTCAACACATGAAAGAAGAGAATGTAATTCAAATTAACGTAAGTAGAAATACTACCAGTGATGGAATTAAACATACTGCATGGAAGCTTGTTCGTGAAAATGACAATAACAGTATTATACCTGATCATATTAGCGAAAAACTTATTGACAGTTTATGCGGTGAAAATGCTATAGGCCAGCAAGTGCCTGATTTTACTCTAAGTGAAGTAGAACGTTATGGTATTGGTTTCCGTCCTCGTCAAACATTATTTAGAGATATAACAGCAGCTCGCAGAGCACTGCGTACTATTGTTAATAATTTACTAATTGACTTAAAACTTGAAACACAATATTCTTCGTGGGATGCAACTTTACCAAGTTCGTTGACTTACTTGGAACGAGTAAATTGGTATGAAGTCGAAAGAGTAAACAATCGCGACAATACTAAAATTCGATATAACAATAGTTATAAACCAATTTTTAATGTAGGTAGTGTAGGAGAGTTGAACACTCTTAAAAATCTACCCGACGGTTCAGTAATTCAAGTTAAATCCGCTACATCAGACAGACCACAACTTTGGATGTACACTGCTCCTACAAAAGATTTCAAATTAATTTCTATCAAACGAGAAACATTACAAGTGAAATCAAATGTAGAGACAGCACTAACAGACGCGACACTTGTATTTGAATTAAGAACGCTTTTAAACATTCTAAGAAGTCCAATCTTTAACGACATTGGACTATGGAATAAAGTGTTTTTTGAAATGTTAAAATACGCATACGCTGAACAACCTCAATTAAGTTGGGCATTCAAAACTTCTTATCTATATATTGAGAAAGATGAAGAAGACTTAATTCCTACAGTTGGATTTAGACCAGATAATTTTGCTCGTATCATTGAATATATGAATGAAGTTAAGCCATTCAGTGCTAAGATTCGCGAATACAGAGACGGCAAACGACCACCAATTGAAACTATTGGTGCAACAATGGTTAGCGACTTTGATAAACCACCATATATCGATCGTGAGCTAGGCGTTGTACGTGTACTAGATGACTTTAGTCAAAATGATGCTAACATCATGTTCGTTGACAATGCTTATAGTAATTACTTTAGCATTACAAACAAGGGTGATAGTGTATTTAGACATAATAATACTACACTAGTATTTGATCGAACAAACTATCAGCTGACACAATTTGGCCATAATGCAAGCACAACACCAATTAATTTAAGTATTGCTAGAAACATTGCTAACTTGAACCAAATGACAGAAGCACAGATTACTGCTAATGTTCAAATGAGAGCAATTGACAAAATATTTAAGTTTGACTCAGAAGTTAGATTTGCATTTGCTGCTGAAGTTAGTACACATTATAATGATATTACAGCTGGCTCTAACACCAGCATTACAACTAATGCTACAGTGTTGTACGACATTATCAATTCAGGTAACTTGGCTGTTACATTAAATCTTGTAAAAGAAAAAGTTGGCGGCGGCTGGAGAGGCGAAACTATTGATGCTAATGTGTTTAGCAAAGTAGTGTACGGCCTAGATCCAACAACCACATTCTTAACTAACTTTGGATGGGATACTGATGCATGGGATGTGTACGGGTTTGATAGAAATGTTGAAGTAACTAACTACGAAGGTATCTTTAGTGAACTAACACAGGGCAATATTACACTAAGACGTAATAATGAAACCTACGAAGGTTTCGACGGCGCAACATTTAAGAAGGTCCTGTACGGTGAAGAGCGTCCTGAAGAAATGGTAATGCTTGATCCGCTAGAAAGTTTGATCATTGATGTCTATACCAGTCCGTATGCTAGCGGCAACACTAGCACAACTCCTGTAACACCAAGTGCAGTTGCAGTACAATACCGTATGCACCAGAACTTATTTGGTGATACTGAGTTTATTAGAATTTCATCTAATAAAACTGCAACAGTAACATCAAACGTCTACACATACTCAACCGAAATTACAGTTGACGATGCAAGCGTATTCCAAACACCACGTCCAGGCGATCCTGGTGTAATTTGGATAGGCACTGAGCGTGTACTATATGAGCGTAAAGATGGAAACACATTTAGTCAGCTAACCAGAGGTAGCGCAGGTACTAGTGTGCAGGATCACTTAATCAAAGACATTTACAACAACGATGTAGTAATCACTGTAGTAGAAGGTTCCGAAGAAGAAACCTTTAATCGACTAGATACAAATCGTGCTGTATGGCTAGAAGTTGGATCAGAATTCTACACATATGAAACATACAATGTTTCTACTGTAGCTTATGCTAATGTTGCATATGCAGAAACCGGAAATGCAAATTCGTTTGCAAGAGCAAACATGGCAGTTTCTTCAGCTAATGCTACTGTAGGTGCAAATCAGTTAACACTAACAACAACTGCAAATGCTATTGCGTTACTAAATCAGGGCGAGACAGTAGCTATTACTGCTAATGGTAACTTACTAACAGCAGAAGGTACAAGCTATACAGTATCGTATGCAAGTAATGTTACATTCTTCTACATCAAGGATATTGACGGTGCCAACAACACAATTACTGTAGAAGATGACCTCTTTATGCAGGATGGTATGTGGGATTATCATGCATTTGATATTGATCCGCTTGATGAAAGTATTGCGCCAGTCCTAACCGGTAACGTAATAGTAACGTTAGAAATTCCTACACTTAATGTAGGCGCAAACACTGCACTCAGCTTGGCAGACGTTGCTAACGCAGACTATGCTAATACAGAAAGTTTGATGAAATTCATACACGGAATTTAAAAATTATGTACTACTTTAAAAAAAGTGATAAATAAACGTATGTTAGACAAAGACGAAGGCAAAGAGAATATGCAAGAGCAAAATACTCAAAAGAATAAGCCAGATGATGTTGCGGGTATTAGCCTAAGTGGGCATATCCTAATTCGCGACAAAGAAACAGGCGAAGAACTCATCAACAAGCGTAATGCTATCCATTACGGAAATATGGCTAACTTAATTGCTAATGCGTTGAACAATGCACAAGGTGCTTACGTTCATTATATGGCATTTGGAAATGGCGCTACCAGCGTAGATACAGCAGGCAGAGTTATTTACAAATCACCACGTGTGAGTGAGGCATACGAAACTGGCGCTAATCTGTACAGTAGAACTTATTATAAGATTATCTCGGCTGATACTGATACAGACAAGATTCAAATTATCCCCGGGCCAAGTTACACTGATATCAAAGTAACCTGCACACTAGGATATGCTGAACCCAGTGACCAAGACTTATTTGACAGCAGTACAACAAACGAAGGCGACTATATTTTTGATGAGCTGGCGCTGTTTAGTTATCCCAGCGATCCAACAGACGACACGCCCATTAACACAAGTACTATGTTAACACATGTTGTTTTTCATCCTGTACAAAAGTCACAAAACAGAATTATTGAGATAATCTACACTGTCAGAGTACAGTTGAGCTAACATTATTTGAGGGAATAAGAATGCCATATACATTTAATAACAGTGACGGGAGTGTTTCAACAACAGTTGCTGACAGTACGATAGATACCAGCAGCTATGCGTTAGCATTGGTTGGTCGTAATGTATCTAACTACGGTTTATACTTTGCACAAAATGCTGTACGCCAGTTAGAGAACTTTGCTAGTGCAACTGCACCTAGCGCAAGTACAACACTTACTGGTCAAGTATGGTACGACAAAACAGAGAACTTACTACGTGTATACGATGGAACACGATGGAAAAGATCAACTGGTATTGTTGTAGGAACCACACAGCCAACAACTAACTTAGCAGCAGGCACAGCATGGTTTGACACCACTGACGATAAGTTACGTATATATGATGGTAGCAGTTTTAAATTTGCAGGTTATGCAGGAGAAATTTCAAATGCATATCAAGCTACAACTAACATAGGCAGTCCCTCTAACTATGGTACAAAACTACGTAATATTTTCTTAAAAGACAGCACAGGCGTAGACCGCGCAGTTCTAGCATTAATGTATGCAAACGACTCATCAAGTCCTTCGGTTAATGTTGGCAGTACTGTTACAAGCTCTGGCGCTGAAACTATTATGGCTATTTTCAGCGATCACGCACAATTTACAGCAGCTAACTCTAACAGCAACACTGAAGGTGAAGATCGCAACTGGTACGCCGAATTAGTAGGCACCGGCGGCATTGGTTCAATTATTCGTCCTGGCTTAAACTTACGTACAGAATACGATACTACATCACTAGCATTAAGTCAACGTGCTTATCGTGCCGATGCAGCATATAGACTAAACTTAGGTAGTGTGGGCAGTGACGGTGCTAATATTAGTGCTACTGAAGTAATTCATACTGGTAGAAGTTATACACCTGATGCTACTAACACTTACAACATTGGTAGTGCAAGCTATAGATTTGCAGATACATTTACTGGGGCACTATACTTAGGTAACGGTACAACTGGCGCTATTTTTACTGCTGGTAATGTAGCAATCGGTAACAGCAGTTCGAGAATTAGCACAATCCATACTACTCAATTTAGTGTAAGCGGTAACGTAACTTTTGCAACAGGTACTGCCACAGACGCAGTAACTACTGCAACACCCAATACATTAGTATTACGAGACAGTGCAGGTAGTTTTGCTGCAAACGTTGTATCAGCTATTTCAACATCAGCTCGTTATGCTGACTTGGCAGAAATTTATTCCAGCGATGAAGCTTATGAACCAGGCACAGTAATTAAATTGGGTGGCAGTGCTGAAATTACTCAAACAACCAGCATCGAAGATTTAAATGTATTTGGTGTAATTTCAACTAATCCTGCTTACTTAATGAACAGCGAAGCTGATGGACTACCTGTAGCACTAACAGGTCGCGTTCCAGTTAAAGTTATAGGTACAGTACTTAAGGGTGAAAGATTAATTAGTAGTCATTTACCCGGTGTAGCAATGGCCCTAGGTTTTAAGGAATACGATCCAAGAAAAGTTATTGGTAGAAGCCTAGAGCAAAAAACAACAGATGACTTAGGCGTTGTCGAAGCCGTTATCGGCGTAAAATAAAACTATAACAAATTAGGAGATATTATGCCATCAGGTGCAACAATTACTTCGTCAGGAATGACAACAATGACCCAAGTTGTCGCAGGAACTGATACTGTTGTTCCTGCCGACTTTAACAACGCAAGAACAAACGTTAACTTGCTACTTGGTACAGCGGCAGATGTTACATTAGGTACATATACCGCAGCTAATACCTACGGTTATACTCAGGGCGGTGCAGGTGTAAGTGCTGCTAGTACCGGCGGGTTAATTTATGCAGATAATGCAACAGGCGGCTTTAAACGTCTACAGGACGATGTGCAATCTCTATGTGCATTCTTGGGTCAAACAGTACGTACAGGCGTAGGCACTGACGTAACTACAGCTACTTCGATTGCAGCAACAACTTGGAACAATTTGATGTTAAACATCAAAGATTGCTGGGACAATAGATTTGCCCCAGCATCAACAACAATGTCTAGTGATAGCAACGTTACACGAACAACAGCTTGGAATAGTACACTAACTGAAGACACAACTTGGTCTTTTGCAAGTGAGGGTGCAGCTCGTGCATTTTTTAATGCAGGCGGCGCACTAGGTGTAAGTTCATCCCGTGCAGGTGGTAGTGCAAGTACGCAAAACACTGACTGGACTAACTTACTAAGCTCAATGGGCGACGTCCTAATGAACTATAATGACACTACTGGTAGCTCAGGCACAAGCGCAGGTTTAGGCTTTTACGAGTTAACAACTACCTTTCAGCAACTATTCATTAAGTATGGTTCAGGGGCATACGCTTCAAACTATTTTAGATTAGAAGGAAGAGTCAACAGCATCACCGATCCACAGGTTATTGTATTAAGAGCAACTTGGTTTGACCCATATACAGCAGCGGCGGCTGCTGCCGCAGACGGTGCTATTGGTCCCGACGGTGTGCCAAGTTCGGGCGATGAAACAAGTGGATACACTGACAGCATTGACGGTACACTTACACTAAACGGACGTCGTAGACAGCCAAATGCAAACGGTTCGAGCATTACTATTACTGCACCAACAATTAGCATGGCAGCTATCAGCGGTTCATAAATATAGTTAATAGAACCCAAACTGCCTCTTAACAATGCACACTATGCGGGTCACTCGAGAGTAGAATAAACTACACTAAAAAGCCAGTATTTAAATATGCTGGCTTTTTATTATATAAATAATTCAAGCGAAAGCACTTAAGGAGAAATAACGCTATGAAAAAGATCACAACAATCGCAGTTGCAACTGCACTACTTGGTTTAGCAGCTTGTTCAGCTGACAACGCAACCACTGAAGCTGAGAACGCAGCAGTAACTACAGAAGAAGCAGCACCAGCTGACGAAGCAGCACCAGCTGAAGTTACTGCTGAAGGCGACGCTGAACAGCCTAAGTAATTAATTACACGGGTTATACCCAAGTAATTTCACTAAAAGAGTAGAATTAAAAAAGCCAGTAAGTTAGCTTACTGGCTTTTTTTTGACTTAAATATAGCTATGAGCACACGTCTAACACAAGCACTAGAATTTGCGAATTATCGAGTAACACTTAATAATCAGCAAGCAGCATTGCGAGCTAAAACCCAGAGTCTTCTTAGCTACAGTATTAACGGTGGCACATTTACTATTGATCGGACGCTGCTTAATTTCTGTAAGTTATTACTAGACGAACAGCAAACGGATGCAGTCCTGCTAGACATCTATAATAACCCAATTAAAATTGATATAAAAAGTTTTTATAGTGAAATACTTAGTCGTTATTTCGAAGTAACCAACGACTACTATGCAGAATACGAAAAGCTACGCAAATCACGCAAAGTACACAAGGTTTTAGATCTCAATGAAGAAGGCAAATAATGATCGCGGCATCATTATGTTTGCCCACAACAACGCAGAGATAGATTATTTTAGATTAGCTGTAGTTAATAGTTTTCTAATTCAGCGTCACTTAGGTATTAAAAATATTACGGTCGTAACCGATCCAGCTAGCCTTGACTATGCAGAAAAAAGTTTAGGTAAAGCAACAATCAAAAAAGCCATTAATAATATTATTGTTGTTGAGAAAGACAAAAAATTTAAAGAACAAAATATTAGAACATTTAAAGATACTAGTCATAATGCAAAGACATTATCATTTTATAATGTTAATCGTTGCGATGCTTATGATTTAAGTCCATACGAAGAAACTATTTTGTTAGATGTGGACTATTTGATATTAAGTGACACTCTAAATCAATGTTGGGGGCACAACGAAGAACTGATGATGAATTGGCGGTATCAGGATATTATGTATGAGCGCAAGGATTCTACACTAAATCGACTAAATGATTTTGGTATTACAATGTATTGGGCCACAGTAGTATACTTTCGTAAAACTCCTTACGCCGAAAGTTTCTTTAATTGTGTAAAACATGTAAAAAATAATCGTCAGTACTATCAAGATATGTACAAGTGGAAAGGCCATTTGTATAGAAATGATTACAGCTTTAGCATAGCAGCGCATATGATGAGCGGATTCAAAGATAGAGGAATACCACAACTTCCTACTACACTATACAAGACATTTGACACCGACGACATACACAGTGCAGTTGATGATAGTACGCTAATCATGTATTTAGAAAAGCCACGTAGTCCGGGCGACTTTATGCTAACTAAGTGGAGCAGTGTAGATTTACATGTTATGAATAAATGGGCAATCAATCGAATAAGTGAGGAAATGTTAGATCATGTCGATAGAACACAGAAAGTTTGCATGGTTACCGACACGGGTCACTAGTGGTGAACAAGTATGGTTACGGCACTATTATGAACATTTAATTGATTATGATCCTAGCACTGGTAAACCCCCTATACACGGCGGCCGGTTTGTGTGGACTGAGCTTGAAGAAGAAAGAATAATGAGATTACTTAGAGGCAAAAGATAATTATGTTAGAAACAATTTGTGATATCCTAAAAGACGCCTACGCCCGTAACTGGATTACTAGTCGTGATGGCAATATCAGTATTCGTCATCATGACCGTGACCACTTCTACATTACACCTAGTGGGGTAAGAAAGCAAACACTACAGCCCGATCAATTTAAAAAGATTGGACTAGTAAATACCGGTACTGAAACAATCTGCAAGATTCTACCCTATACTGCTATCTCCAGCGAGCTACAACCAAGCGGTGAACTACCATTGCACTTTGGTTTACTGAAAGAATTAGGTCAGCATAGTAATGACATTCGTGTAGTAGTTCATGTGCATCCTACATACTGTGTTGCTGCAATGCACGCCGGTATTAACTTGAATGAACTAGTAACACACTTCCCTGAACTGGGTAGATATACTAGAGTGGCTCCTAATGTAGGAGATGTGCCTCCCATTAGTGAAGAACTTGCGACACAGTGTCATAATAACTTAGAGCTTGACAATGAAGGCAACATCGCTTATGACATTGTGGGCATTAAAGGTCACGGAGTAGTCGCAATTGATACTACACCTTGGCGAGCATATGAACATATTGAGCGCCTAGAACATATTTGTAAAATCGTGTTAGCGTCAGGGAATTATTAAGAGAAGAAATGGCACAGTTTAAACATATAATTACTTCTGGTTGTAGTTTTTCTGATGTGGCTAATCAGTACTCGTGGCCGTGTCATTTAACTGCATCGTACAACATTGAGTGCAATCACGTAGGGTTGGGCAGTCAAGGAAATGGCCTTATTGCAAGGAAGGCTGTATATGCTGTTCAGCAAGCACTACAGCAAGGCTATAAACCAGAAGAAATTTTAGTTGGTATTATGTGGAGCGGTCCTGACAGACACGATATATACTTTGAAAAGTTGTCCCATCAGCTAGAAAATAATGATAACTGGCGCTATAATCCAACACATGTTGTAAAAAACGATCCGGGCGGATGGTTAATTATGAACAGTCACTGGACTGAAAAAACGAATAAAATTTATTACACCCATCTGCACGACCATGTGAATCAACGAATACTAACCTTAGAAAAAATTTTATGGGTTCAAAATTATCTTGACAATCTAGGCATTAAATATTTTATGACAGACTTTATGACAGACAGTATTTCATTGCATCAGAAAAATAACCCAAATATCACTTGGTTAAATAATCTAGTAGATAAAACAAGATGGTTACCTATAGAAAGTATGCATACTTGGTGTTACAAGCACTGGACAGACGACCACTTTCCTCTACTTGACATAACCTTAGTTGATGGCCAACAAATACAAGTCAGAGATTTTCATCCTCAATCATATATGCATACACAATTTGTAAAAGAAATTGTTTTACCATTTATTAAAACACAGTTTGCGGATTATCATTGTCCTGAATTTATAGAATATGTATATGACAACAAGTAAAGGTTATATAGTTATAGCACAAAACACTGGGACTGTTGATTATCTTCAACAGGCTTATGCTCTTGCACTTAACTTAAAGCTTACTCAAAGTACAGTTAATAACCTAACTGTATGTGTGGATGCAGAAACTAAGAAACTAATTACCAGCAAACATAAGCAAGTATTTGATTATATAGTTGACATTCCTTGGCAAGATGACGCAGCAGACTCACAATGGAAAATCAATAACAAGTGGAAATATTTGTATATGTCTCCGTATGAAGAAACCGTCATATTAGACACAGATATGTTATTTCCTACAGATGTGAGTCACTGGTGGGATACATTAAGTCAACGTGATGTATGGGCTACTACTAAAGTGCGGACATTTCGCGGAGAAACTGTTAGTAGTAATTACTATCGCGAATACTTTGTAAAGAATAACTTGCCTAATGTGTACACAGCTTTCTTTTATTTTAAGAAAAGTGAATTAGCTAGTGAATTGTTTGCTATGACAGAAATCATATTTCAACACTGGCAGCGTTTCTTTTACAAGTACATGCCTGAAGGCAAGCCAGATTGGCTCAGCGGTGATGTTGCGTTTGCACTAGCCATGCAACTGCTAGGTATCGAACATGAGTGTACTCGAGAAAATATTGATGCAGTGCCGACTTTTGTACATATGAAAAGCCATGTACAAAACGTGCCTACATCATTAATAAGCCATAATTGGTCTGAAACTATACCTACTTACTATAATAATTACAAAGACTTTAAAATAGGAAACTTTCAACAATTATTGCCATTTCACTATGTAGAAAAAAACTGGCTCACAGCTAAAATGATTAAACAGATGGAACAAGACTATGGTATCTAAAGAAGCAGAAGAGCGACGTTTAAGATTTCAAGCAGCTAAAGACGCAGCAGGCGGCCTTGCTGGACTTATTAGACAGGAATTGGCTAAACAACCAAAGGTGTATTTTTTATCTGACGGCACAATAGTTTCAATAAGCAAAGAGGATATGCCGCTTAAAGAAGGATGGCAGGTCAAAGAATTTAGTAATGAGCAGGTAGAAATTTTAGAAAATAACAATTGGAATTTGTTTTATGTTAAAATTGATCCGCTTGTAGATAATCTTTATAGTATAGAATCACGCCCATTAGAAAGTGCAGTAGTATCAACTGAAAACAATTCTTTACTTCTAATAGATACTAATTCATCAGACTATGAATGTATGTGCAACTTAACTAAGACAGTGTTTACGGTAACATTATCTAAAAATACGATAGAAAAGTATTCTAGTATTGACCCAATATCAGCTACAGTTAACGGACAAAAGGTACTCAAATTCTACTTTACTGCACCAAATAACCCGCATATAATGATACACAGTGAATATATTTCTTTAAAACGATTACTGGAAAACACTGTTACTATTAGCACCGCAACAGATCTAACTCAAACTAGTATATACACCGTAAAAGCCTTTGATAAATATGTACGTACTTAATTACAGGACATACATATGGCAAAAATTGATGTTACCGAATTAGACATCTTCTATATCTCCTACGATGAGCCCAATGCTGAAGAAAACTGGGCAGATCTATTAAACAAAGTACCATGGGCAAAGCGGGTACACGGCGTCAAAGGATTTGACGCTGCCCATAAAGAGTGCGCCCGCCAAAGTGAAACTGAACGTTTTATTACTGTAGACGGTGACAACATCGTTATGGATGACTTCTTTGAGCAAGTACTCGATGTACCTGATACCGATCATGACGGCAATAATATTAGCGAAAGCATCTTTAGCTGGAACGCTAAAAACTTACTTAATGGGTTAGTGTATGGCAATGGCGGACTAAAGTGCTGGCCTAAAGAGTATGCACTACAGATGCAAACACATGAAGCAGCAGGCGATGGCGAAGGCATGGAGTTCTGTTGGAAGTTAAACTATATTCAGCTTAACGATACATTCAGCGAAGTACATCAAACAGCAAGTCCATTTCAGGCATTCCGCGCAGGCTTTAGAGAAGGCGTAAAGATGAGCCTTGATCAGGGCAAACGTGTTCGCGCCGACGAATTCAAGACCAAGATCTGGTGGGGCAACTATAACAGACTACAGACATGGTGCAACATTGGCAGTGATGTGGAAAACGGTCTATGGGCTATTTACGGCGCACGTTTAGGTTGTAAGCTAAGTGTACTAACAGATTGGGACACAAATTTAATATCCGATTACGAGTGGTTCAAAGATTATTTCAACAAAGAAGTAGCACCGCAGTTTGCAGGACCGATTGTGTGTCGTTATACTAAACTTGCATGGAGCAAAGAAGCACTATACGAAGAAATTTGTAAGCTAGGCAACGAACTTAACGAAAGCATTAACGAAATGATGCTGTTTAATCCAGACCCACAGATGTGCAAGTTCTTTAAAAAGACGTATGTGAATCCGCGTCGTTGGGGCGTAATGATTCGTGAACAGCAGATTCAAGAATTGTTAGAAAAGGGGCTGCTTTAATGCTATCAAAAATTGGTCAAATTTGTCGAGAAAATGTTAAGCTATGTCATGATGTAGAATACATTTTGATCGACGACTTTTTTGATCCTGTATTGTTTGATAAATCACATAATGAAATGTTTTTATCAAACTACACAATTACTGATAATTCGTTAGAGCATCATTTCTCACTTTCCTATCATCCATTAATGGGCATACTTAGAGATAATGAAAAACTAATATTAACAGCCATCAATACTATATGGAATGAAGCGTGTTTAGAAAATAAATGTAGTGCTTCTATACTGCCAGCTGATAATATATTTCCGATACACATCGATACTCACTGGGAAACAGTGCCTATAAGAGGTGTGTTGTACTTAGATGATATTTGCGGTACAACATTTCATTCAGACATAACCGGCAGCAACCCAATTGAAGTAGGCGGAAAAGCTAATCAACTTTTACTATTTAAAGTTTCGAACAACAGTTTTCACAGCGTAGGATTAAACAAAAAAGAGAAAAAGGATAGATTTTCTATTTCAATGATGTTTGATAGGATTAAAAGTTGATATGAAATATTGGTTCTTTGGAGCATCGTCTGAATATGCATCATACATTATAGAAGATTTGGAATCAGCAGGTCATGAGGTAATTAAGTTTGGGCGGCACAATGTAGATTATAGCAAACCCGAGGAATTTATTAATTCTATTAACACTAACGAATTACCTGATCGAGTTTTCTTTAATGCAAATATTCAGAGTTCAGACTTTGATTATACTAAGCCTTTAGCAGAGCAAAAAGAAACATATAATACGTTCATGCATACTTGGAAGGTCGGATTTTGGTTTAAACTATTACTGTTAAAATACCTAGAAGATAAAATGAACGGGACATTTGTGTTTTCTACCAGTAGTATAGCGTATGATAAATCTACTTTTCCTGATACTATTTTATATAGATTATTACGAGGTTCAGAACAACAGTTGATTTTTACAATAGGTGGTAAAGATAAAGGATTAACAGTTGCTGGTTGTTGTGTAAGTGATATGAGCTTGACAACAAAGAAAAAATATGCTAAACTTGTTGCTAGCCATCTTTTAAAAGATGGTTTCGACGACAACCAAATTTGGTCAGTTGTTAAGGGCGAATACATGCATAAAGTAGTTATGGACTGGCAGCAGCACATTGAATTTATGGATAACGGTTGGTATTACGATAAGTTATGAGCAGTCATTATGAAACAGCGGCTGATGCCGCTCAAAAAGAATTAGATGCAATTAGTCCCACTATGTGTTATGCAAAGTGGGCGCAGGTATCTATGCATCTTACTAATGGCATGACGCACAGTTGCTATCACCCACCTACTCATAAAATTGACTTAGAAGAACTAGCTGTTAATCCTAGCGCACTGCACAATACTTCTGAGAAAAAAGAACAGCGTAAGGATATGCTGGAAGGAAAACGTCCAGCTGGGTGCAGCTATTGCTGGCGCATTGAAGATGTAGGTGGCCGCAGTGATCGCATTTATCGCAGTGGTGAATATTGGGCACAAAACGCCAAAGAAGATATTAAGGCTGCTGGTTGGGAGGGTAATATCAATCCTCGCTATGTGGAAGTTAACTTTAATCAAGCCTGTAATTTTAAGTGTAGCTATTGCAGCCCACATCTTAGCACTAGCTGGCATCAAGAAGTCAAAGACCACGGACCGTATCAAATTGTGGGTGGCGAGCATAACAACACAGAAAGTTTAGCTCGTGCAGGACTAATGCCATTGCGTGTAGCACAGGATGAGAATCCATATGTAGAAGCGTTTTGGAAGTGGTGGCCTGAACTGTATAAGAATCTAGAAGTGTTTCGTATGACCGGTGGTGAGCCACTAATGGACGTAAACACATTTAAGGTACTGGACTATGTGTATGCTAATCCTAACGCATGGTTAGAGATGAGTGTAACATCAAACATGGTTCCGCCAAAGCCACAGCTAATGGATAAGTTTATTGAATCGCTACAGCGTTTAGAACAGATTCAAATTTGGGAAGATCCACAGAAGTTTAATCCGAACAGTGGAAACAACTGGTATGTAGCACCGGCTTGTAAGAACTTTGCTGTGTTTGTTAGCTGTGATGGTTATGGTAAGCAAGCAGAGTATATGCGTAACGGCATGGACTTTGAAGTGCTAAAGAAAAATGTGTTGCGTGTATTACGCGAAACAGACAACACTACTATCACATTTATTAATACATTCAATGCACTTAGCTTAACCAGCTTCCGTGAATGGCTACAGTTTATACTAGAGCTCCGCGAAGAGTTTGCAAAAGATCGCCAAGGCATTAAATATATACCAGTACCGGATAATGGTGGGCACAAGCACCCAGATTACGAGATACGTCCTAAGCAACGTATTTGGTTTGATATTCCGTTACTGCGAGCACCACACTGGCAGTGCATACAAGTAATGCCAGAATGGTACCAGGACTATTTAGAAGAAGCTATTGCTTTTATGGAACTTAATGCTGCCAACGAGCAGTACATTGACTATAGAGGTTTTAAGGACTTTGAAATTGATAAAGCACGCCGTAACCTAGAATGGATGAAAGCGGGCAGTAAGTTAAGTGAAGAAGAAGTACTAAAGGCGCGAGCCAATTTTTACAAGTTCTTTACTCAACATGATCAGCGTAGAGACACAGACTTTTTATCAGTGTTCCCAGAAATGGAAGACTGGTGGCAAATTTGCCAAGAAGCTGAAGCATTGGTGGAACGATGAGAAAGATTGTTTTTCTAGGCGATAGTCTTACTGCTGATAATCTCAAGTTTTCGTGGGCTAGGCAAATTTGCCAAGAGTTAAATTTGGGATATCACAATCTTGCAGTCGGTGCTGGTAACAATCGTACACAGGTACTGCTACTCCAACACTATTTGTTGTCAGACGAATATGGCAGCGATGACATTTTCTTTTGGGAAATTAATGCTGTATCGAGATTCAACACAGTGTTAACACCCGAAATACAGATTGGTCCTATAAACATGATACAAAACCTTAAGGACAAATCCACAGATCCATTATATCAATATCAAAGACAATTACCAAATGTCTTTGACAAAGAAAAACTTTCGGTTATGTTATGTCAGGACGCAAATGCGTTTGAGCGTGAAATTGTTGACCCTTACGGGTTACAGAGTATAGCAGAAGTAGTGCTACAAGAAACAGTAGCACATATTGTATTGCTAGCAGCAGCCGGCCATAATGTACTATGCACATTGGGATGGGAGTTGGCGGTAGCGGAGAAAGATAAGCCAATGCTACGACACTTGTTAAATAAAGATAAGGTGCAGTTTATTGAGGATGAAATGCTAGATTGGTGTGTAAAACAAAATCTGCCACTGGCAGACGATATGCACCCTGATCAAATGTCAGCGACGCCCGTTTGGGCTCGCGTACATTTAATGCCACGGTTAAGAAATATTATTGAAGAGGACACATAATGGGACGTAAGCAGGGCGAAAGCCACAGAGAATTTAAAAAGAGAATGATTGACTCTGTGAGTGAATCTTTCTGTGCTGCTAAGTGGTACAATGCTACTATTTGGCTAGGCCATGGCGGCACCACTAGCTGTCATCACCCGCCTGCACATAACATTGATATTGCTGAACTTAAGGACAATCCTAGCGCAATTCATAACACTAAGCACAAAAAGAAAATGCGTGAAATGATGCAGGAGGGCAAGCGTCCTAAGGAATGTGAATACTGCTGGAAGATTGAGGATATGGGCAAGGATGCCGACGGCAACGAGCCTGTTAGTGACCGCACCTATAAGACTGTTATCTATGACGACGAAGACCTTAAGAAGATTGCTAAGTTAAATCCTAATGAAGATGTCAACTTAAAGACACTTGAGATTGCATTTAACCGTACGTGCCAGTTTGCTTGTTCGTACTGCAACCCTGCTTTCTCTAGTACATGGGTCAAAGACATTCGTAACAACGGCGGCTATCAAAATATTCGTAGTGATGCTAGAGGTCACTTTATTGACGATGCGCCGTATGCAGAGCCATTTACTAGAGAAGAATTTAATCCATATGTGGATGCGTTCTGGCGCTGGTGGCCGGAGCTGTCCAAGGAGCTAGAAGAAATTCGTGTCACTGGCGGCGAACCTACAATGACTCCTGACATCTACAAGTTGTTTGATTGGTTCAGAGAAAATGCTGACACACCGCAAGCGCAAAAGATGCGTCTTGCTATTAACAGTAACTTAGGTTCTAAGAAAGAACTTATTGACAAGTTAATTGATGGTACACAGCATATTCCACGTTTTCACTTGTACACTAGCTGTGAGTCTGTTGGCCCGCAAGCTGAGTATATTCGTGATGGTCTAAACTGGGAAGAATGGAAGCATAACTTTGAGCGTATTTGCAGCGAAGCACGTATCGAAGGCTTGCATATGATGATGACAATTAATTCATTGTGTTTGCATAGCATTGTAGATTTCTTTAACTGGATGCTAGAAATGAAACGTAAGTACGGACACAATCGTCCTGGATTTACCTGTAATATTCTACGCTTCCCCAGCTTCCAAAGTCCTCTAACGCTACCAGATGAGTTACGTAAAAAATATCACGATGAAATTTTTGATTGGCTTAACGATGTACGCGAAAAAGATGAGCGTGATGCAAATGGTTTGCAGTTAGTTCAACCTTGGGAACAGGATCAAGTTAGTCGTCTAATTGAATATTTAGACGTTGTTAAGACTCCACACCGCAACACTGCGGATCGTGCATTACTTGAACACGACTTTAAAGTATTCTACGAACAGTATGATGCCCGTCGTAGTAAAAACTTCCGAGAAACTTTCCCAGACTTTGTTGAGTTCTATGACGGTATTAACGTAATTCCTCTTGACAAACCTGAAAAGGATATTCAACAGCCTAAAGACTCTAGTATCTATGCACATCGTACCGTAAGTGAAGATGGTGAAGTAGTTGTCCAAGGGATCCGCCAACGTAAAACAGGAGAAAGCGTTGACTGGTACGACAGTCCGTTAGATCCTGAGGCCCGTGCCGAAGTACTTAAAAAAATCGGCGGCAGCAGTATTGGATGGGATACGGACTCAGATGGTTTAGGCGGTGTAGAGGGCGATGGTTAAGCTATACGCAAATATAGGAGTAGGGCACGAAAATGATATCAATGTGCTAGAAACGCGGCTAATAGCAGCAGCACAGTGTAATGCTGATGCTGTTGTTATTACTAAAAGTACTCCTACATTGCTTATAGACGAGAATAAAAAATATGTTTCGATACCCAGTCGCTGGGGGCATTTGCCTTATATAGAAGTAGCTAAAAGAAGTGAGCTCGATAAGGAGACTGCTTCACGTGTTGCTAAACTTGCAGATCAAATTGGTATCCCAGTAATATGGAGCGTAACTGATAGTGCAGCAGCAGAGTTTGTTAAAGAATACTGCAATGCTACAACTATAAAATTACATCACAGTGCAATAAACATTTATGAGCTTAGTCGTTTTTGTAAAGATAATTTTAGTAAAATTATTTTTAATTATAAGCACTTAGAAGATGCTAATGTTTTATTTCCGCACAAACATAAAGTAACAGTGTATTACACAACAGATGATTTTCCTCCTAAATTAGAAGATTTGAAACTACATAATATAGATCAACTGCTAAAGAAGACATATATAGTGGGTTACGAAAGTAAAGATCAGGGTGTGTTTCCTAGTGTAGCAGTTGCGTATAAGAACGTAGACTATATTGAAAAGTATTTAGGTGACGAAGATAGCGATAACACTAGTATTCTTACTCCACAGCAGTTTTATGACTTTTTTAAAAACTTAGAAATATTGGCAGCAGCTAATGGATAACAACAATATACTTGATTTACACGGAATACGGCACCATGAAGTAGATCGACTTGTAGAGAATTTCATTTTTATGAATCAAGATATATTACCACTAAAAATTATCTGCGGCAACAGTCAAAAAATGATTGACTTAGTACTCGATGTAGTTAAGAAACATAACATAGCAACAACTACTATGGTTCAATACGGTATAATAGATATATATAAGATATGACAAACAAAATTAAACCAATTTGGGAACACGGGCAAATGAGCCCTGAGTCACCTAACAGAACATTCTGCATGGCACCATGGACACATACATATATTAGTCCGCAGAGCGAGCGTAGAATGTGTTGTGCTAGTCGGGAAGAACACATGATGCAGCGTCAATACATTGACGCTAGCAATGATAAAAGCACTGGTAAGTACAAGGATGTGGGTACTATCGATGATTACAAACCCATTAGCCTAGACGAGCACTGGAATAGTCCCTATATGATGGATATTCGCAAGAAGCTAATGGCTGGTGAAACAATCCCCCAGTGTGCAGTGTGCAACGACAGTATTCTAAGTCAAAGCACATATCGCCAATGGTTTACAGGATTTCTATTTAAAGATAAAATAGAACAAGCATTTGAGGAGACAGATGATGATGGACGTACTAATATGGTTCCTATTAGCTTTGACTATAGGGTCAGTAATTTATGCAATTTTAAGTGTCGTACGTGTGGTGAGCCTCTTTCGTCGAGCTGGGAAGCAGAGAAACGAAAGCACGGATTATGGAACTCAACCAATCAGCCCTTTATGGTCCCGGAGAATAAGACAATCATTAACCGATTCCAAAAAGAAGTAGTTGAGGAAGAATTTTGGGCTGCTATTTGCAGTGGAGTTGTAGAAGAAATTTATTGGGTTGGCGGAGAGCCATTAATGTACGACATACATTGGCGTGCTATGGATCGACTTGCACAAGATGATAATTTAAAGAAAGTACATTTGCGCTATAATAGTAACTTAAGCAGAATTAGATTTAATAATCATTATTTGTACGATTGGCTACCTAAAGCTAAAGATTGGACTATGTGTGCTAGTATTGATGGCACTGGGTCTATCGGTGAATTTGTTCGTACTGGACTTAAATGGAAAGAATGGGACCAGAACTTCCGAGAAGGTGTGGCATTACCCGGTGGCAAAGATCGTATGCTTATGGATCTTACACTAACAGGTCCAGGCCTGTTTGACCTTAAAACCTTCTTTAACTATGCACTGGAACTAGATGTTAAGATTGAAACTAAACGTATGTTTGCGTTCCACCCTGATATCGTATTCAGTCCTATGGCATTACCGCGGCACATTTTAGATCGTATTATCAAAGATAATTTAGATTACATTGTGCCTAGAGCTACACACAAGCAACAGACTCTAATACGTGAATTAGAGAATATGCTAGTAACACCTACGTTCCAAGAACAGTGGCCCGATCAGGCAGAAGAATCATTTTTTAAAGGACGTAACTGGCAGGATAAGATTGCTGATATCCGTCCTGATCAGCCCCTACGTATCGAAAACATATATGCTGCTGATCCAGAGTTGTATGATTGGTGGATGCGTGAACCAAAACATTAAACAATATAAAAATCTCCTGATAAATATTGCGTACAGTTAAAACTGTATTTAAAAAATTAGGAGATACAAATGGCCTCAATCGGATTTATTGGAGTAGGCAAGTTAGGACAAGCCTGCGCCGAGATGGTTGCCGAGGTACATGATGTTGTAGGGTACGATATCTCTGCCCGCACCCCAGAAAACTTTAAGATGGTCCCCAACTTAGAGCAGGCGGTGCAAGGGCAAGATATTGTATTCATTGCAGTGGAAACGCCGCATGACCCACAATATGATGGCAAAGCACCTACCAGCCATTTACCCAACAAAGACTTTGACTACAGTGTAGTTAAAGATGTACTACGTCAGGTAAATGCTGTTGCAACCCCCTCTCAGTTAATTGTTCTTATTTCGACTGTGCTACCAGGTACAGTTCGCAGTCAATTGCAACCATTAATAACTAATGCACGTTTCATTTATAACCCGTACTTAATTGCTATGGGTACTGTTAAGTGGGACATGGTTAACCCAGAAATGGTTATGATCGGCACAGAAGATGGCAGTGAAACAGGTGATGCAAAGGAACTTGTAGACTTCTACAAGACTATTATGCAGAACGAACCACGTTATATCATTGGCACGTGGGAGGAAACCGAGTGTATTAAAGTGTTCTATAATACATTTATTAGTGCTAAAGTAAGTCTAGTAAATATGATTCAAGACGTAGCAGAGAAGCTAGGTCATGTTAATGCCGAAGTAGTTTGCGATGCACTAGCATCAAGCGACAGACGCATTATGGGACCTGGTTACATGAAGCCTGGTATGGGCGATGGTGGTGCATGTCATCCTCGCGATAATATTGCACTACGTCATCTAGCTGAAAGGCTAGACTTAGGCTACGACTTATTTGACGCTGTGATGCGCTCACGTGAAGTACAAGCAGAAAACATGGCTAAAAAGTTAGTTGAACTTGCTGACGGCAAGCCTGTTATTATTGTAGGTAAAGCATACAAGCCTTTAGTACCGTATGATGCCGGTAGTAGTAGTATGTTAGTTGGACATTATGTAGAACAGCTAGGTGCTAAACTTTATTATTTAGATGAAGTAATGGGAGAAGTACCTCCGGCTGACGTTCTATCTAGCCCGGCAGTTTATTTACTAGCACACAATCCGCAGATCACTTACGGTGAACAGCTAGACTTTGTAAAAGGTTGGTATGCTGATCATCGAGTTACCGGTGCTGATGAAGCACTCACGGTAGCAACAGCTAATGGCACAGCTCTTAACTTTGCTGCTAGCAGTGTTGTGGTTGATCCATGGCGTAAGACACCGCACTTAGAGGGTGTAACTGTTGTTCATTATGGCAATACTAGATAATGTTATTGCAAAAAGCAATAACAAAAAACATGAGAGTTAGGGGAGTTCACTCTCCCCTAACTTCTTATTATGTTAATTTGCATGGTGGGTTTCTTTTTAATTGTAAGGGCAATATTGAATTTAAATTAAAAAAACTACTCGAAGAAGTAAGTATAAAATTTCCTAACAAAAATATAATACTAGACTATATCCATGAACCTATAACATTTTTAAATACTGATCATATTCATTTAAAAAAAGAACTATCGTGGTTTGAATTTTTACATAATTTATCTGCAAAACTAAAGTTTAATATTACAAATATAATACTATTAACATCTAATGTATATGGCAGAGAAACTTATAATAATTGGTGCGACAAAAATTCTATTACTAACAGAATGACAGTTAAAAGTCAAAGTAAAAGATTCTGGTTAGCAAAACTTATAGACCGCGGGTACACTAAGTCATCTACTATTGCAGATAAAAAAATGTCGATGTTTGTTGGGAGACCTAATTTTCAAAAAAATATCATCGTAAAATGGTATTTAGATACTATTAAGGATTCTTTATTAGAACATGATATTGTTTCAACATTTTTATATGATAACTATACACCACCTAGTAGTTTAAATATTAATGTTGAAAAACTTAAAGAACTACCTGGTTCTGTTGAAACAGGAAAACAAGAACATCCCGATCTAACATTACCTTGGGGTGGCGACTCAACTAAATTTAGTTCGTATTTTTCTAAAGGATTATTTAATTTTACTGTTGACTATTTAGAAAACGAAGACTTTAATAATTACGATGACTACTTGAGGTTTAAACAAGCCAATAAATGGTGGAAGGAAGATATGATATCAGAAAAAACGTTTAAATGTGTATTATTAAAAGTTCCATTTATTCGACTTGGTATGCCTCATTCACTAAAACAATTTAAATCTTGGGGATTTAAAACATTTGATGGAATTTTGTTTGATGAAAGTTATGATAGTATAGAAAATTTTTATGACAGGCTAACTGCTATACTTGATCAAGTTGAATCAACACTGTCTATGTCTTTTAGTGAATTGCAGGAAAGAATTCAATCACCACAAGTACAAGAAATTTTAGATTATAATTATAACCTAGCTTACAAGATTTATAATGAAAAAGAGGAATTAGTAGATGTCTGAACCTAGATATTGTAGCTTGCTCTGGAAGCACATGAGCAACGAACCTGGCGGTTTTGTAAGGACTTGCTGCATCGCACAAGAGCGGGTCTACGACACAAACGGTGATCCGTTTACTTTGGGCAGTACTAGCGTAAGGGATATTTTCCACAGCGACTACTATAAAAACATTCGCCAAGAAATTCGCGAAGGAAAATTACCTACAAATTGTAAACACTGTTGGCAAGATGAAGCAAATGGTAAACAGTCTAAGCGTGAAATGTATAATGGCTATGCTAAATGGCGCTATGAAGAAATTGATTATTCTGTTGAACCAGAAATGCCACAGGATTTTCAGCTCATCTTAGGAACAACATGTAATATCAAATGCAGAACCTGCAATCCTAACTACAGCAGTAAGTGGGTCAAAGAATCAGAAGATCGCGGCTTACCATATTTAAAAGAAACGGTGCAAATTCCTATGGACGACATGGAAAATGCAAAGTTTTGGACTGAGATGGACGACTGGATTAAGGATATTAAGTATCTAGAAATTATGGGCGGCGAACCTCTGTACATGAAAGAGTTTAAAGCCTTTGCAGAAAAACTTATTGACCGCGGAATTTCTAAAGATATTGCTCTAAACTTTAGTACAAACGGTACACAACTGCATACAGATCTAGTAGGTAAATTGATTGCAAACTTCAAAGATGTAGGATTTGGTGTTAGTATTGATGCAGCATCAAAAGAACGTTTCGAATATCTCCGTCACGGAGCAGATTGGGATATTGTTAGTGCTAATTTAGATCACTTCCATACATTACACACAAACAAAGAAATTTACGTAAGCATCACATGTACTGTGTCTGCAATGAATGTTATGTACCTTAAAGAATATATTGATGTATTCTCAACTCGCTGGCCTAACTTTGAAATTTTCTTTAACATGGTTCATTTCCCTAGCTGGTACAACAGTAATGTGTTTGAAGAATTCGTAAAATCACGTATTGTTGCGCCGTTACAAAATATAACTTTTCCTAATCCATCAATTGAAGGGCAGATTAAAGGTATTATTAATCATGTGCTGACACCGTTAGAAGAAGTTGTTATACCAATGCGCGACTGGAGTGATGTACCCGATCCAAATATTACAGTAGAAACCGAGATGGCAGTCCGCCGTAGAATGTTTATGCAACAAATAGTTGCTGGTGATCTATATAGGGGAGAGGACTTTAGAACAACATTCCCCGAGCTATACGAAATAATCAAACCTTATTTTGATTACGATTTTCATTATGCTAAAGCATTAGCTGATCCTAAATACGGCGCTGTAGCTAAAGGTTCATTTATATGAGTAAAACCTACTGTCCTCTACCATGGATACATTTAGGCACTCACCCTCACGGGGGAGTCACACCATGTTGTATTAGCGACCACACCGCCGGAAAGAACCGCGCTAGAAACTACGGAAACGATCGTGATGAGTTTTTTAACTTAAATGATCACAATATCGATACTCACATGAACAGTGATTATTTCAAAGAAATTAGGCAGCAGATGTTAAATGATGAAAAACCTGCTGCGTGTACGAGGTGTTATGATGAAGAAGATAAGGGAATACGCAGCAAACGTGTACATGAAATCGAACAGTACCCTCACAGAAGCCTTTCTTGGGCTGCTAGCAGTACTGACGCTAACGGGGGCATTCCTCTTGATTTGCGTTTTGTTGAGCTTAGGCTTGGCAATGTTTGCAATGTTCGGTGTCGCACTTGCAATCCAGCAAGTAGTAGTCAATGGCGCCGTGACTATAAAGAATTGGTTGAAACGCTTGATTTCGTAAATGACGGCTATAGTTGGTTAGATCACAAGAATGACTTCAGGTGGCCTGAAGATGATGCGTTCTATGAAGACTTGTATAACTGTGCGCCTAACATGGAAGTACTATACATTAACGGCGGTGAGCCTACACTGATTAAAGCTCACTGGAAATACTTACGCAAGCTAGTAGAAAGCGGTCGCAGTAAGAATATCACACTGTGGTACAACATCAATATGACTAACTTACCAGAGCAAGCTATTCCACTGTGGAGTGAATTTAAAGAAACTCGTGTATGTCCTAGTATCGACGATTTAAATATTCGCAATCATTATATACGTTATCCTACATATTGGGCTGACGTTAGAAACAATTTAAATACGTTAATGCAGACTGAGTTAACTGTGCGAATCACGCAAACTGTTAGTGCATACAATTTTGCTTATCTAGAAGAATTTTTAGATTGGGCACAAGTACCTGTTGACATGAACTTTGTTTATGATCCAGACTTTTTAAGTCCGGCTGTACTACCACCTGAAGTAAGAAAAGAAATTATTACAAAATATAGAAACGGAAAATATGGTAACGGTGTGCATTTTTCAAATATAACAGGGTTATTTGAAAATGACAGTTGGGATGAGACTAAGTGGGAGCAATTCTGCAAGTATAATGATCAACTCGATAAGCAACGTGAGCATCCTGCTAATTTAACTTGGCGAACTGTTTTTCCTGAACTAATAGAAATGGTAGAGAAATACGGATTTAAACATGAATACTGAGACTAATAATGTAACAGGAGTACTACCTGATCCGTTCCGGTTAACTAAAGGCGTCACTCGCCAAGGTATCGATATCATTTATTGTGATCAAGGTTACAATGAATTATATAATTTATTAGATAATACAGAGACTTTTAATATTATAGATTATCAATGCATGACAGAATTTAGCATGCCTGCATACACTCGGGCTGCGTTAGAGAAACTGCCTAAAAAAGATTACATTATGGTTGGTTATCTAAGTGAAGCACTTAATTCTGTTTATTGGAATGTTGTTTTTGACATTATTAAAAACTATGGCTACAAAAAAATTATATGGGTTGATGGTGGTTTAACCGCAGGGTTCATTTATGCTCATGTTGACGATATTGAAATATTTCATAAGACCGGAAACATGTTTTTTCAAATATTAAATAATAATCATACTGCTGGGTATCCTACAGAACATAATACTACCTCTAAAAATAGATCATATTATTATTTAAGTTTAGGCAGACTAGCTAGAAAAGAACGAATTTATTTTACAAAAAAGATTCTCGATGATAACAACTTAAAAGAAAAGGGTATTTATAGTTGCGGATGGGGCGA